CTTCATTTGGCATTTCTACTTCAGTGCCATCTTTGTATTTAATTCTTATTTTGTCGTCTTGTAATAAACTCATGTTTGTTCCTTTCTATTTACTGCTTCCTTAACCTGCTCCGGGAGCTGCTCTAAGCGTACCAGAGAATTGATCTTCCCCTGCAACCGGAACATTTCCGATTCCGATGTTGCCACCGCCAGTGCCTGTAGGTCCAAGGTCTTGAGGTTGTGCAGGTGTTCCTGCAAGGCTTCCCATATTATTTGGTTGCCCGTCAAGGCTTTCAGCTTCAGAGCCAGTTGTTTGTCCAACATTTTGCATTCCTATGATTTGTGCCATGATAGCTGCTTCTTCAGGGTCGTTTAAAACTTCATCTGGGTCTAAGTCTAAGCTATAGGCAAGTTCACTAATGAGTTTAGAAATCTTAACAAACGGAGCAACAGCAGGATTTTGTACAGTTTGTAAGAAGGTAGTAAGTCTTTGACTTCTTACTTCTTTCTGCATCAAGCTATTAGTTCCTGTAGCTTTAACTTCTAAATCACCTTTGACATCTAGTGAGCCTTCAAAGAACTGCATGTTCCATTGGAAGAAAGCTTCTCCTAGTGGTCTTAATAAAAAGTCGTCAAGGTTTTTAACGACTGTTTTAATATTTAAACTTGATGCACCTAGTAACATTGACATACCTGAAGCAGTCCTTGTCATACTTTGTACACCTGTTTGTCCGTGTGAATAACTAGGTATGCCTGTTTGTTCGTCTGCAAGTTGTCTAAACTTGTCAAACATCATCATGTTTTCTGGTGCAGTGTTTGGAAACTTTAAACCATGTATAGCTTGTCCGGGCATTCCAGCTTGTCTTCTAAATATCTTACCCGGATATATTTCCATAGACTGTCCACCAACTAAGGCAGATTCATCTACATCAAATACTAAAGACCCAGCCATTGCTAGGTTATCTACAGCCATACGTGCATGACCGTTCATAATTTGTTGAGAATCATCCATGTTCTCAGCTACACCAATACCAAAGAAGTTATAAGGATTTCTTTCATATGGGAAAGCGTGGTATGGTATTCTATAAGGAGTAAACGGATTGACCACTGCTCTTAATAAAGTATTACCACATACCCAAGCATTGACTTGAACTTCATCTAAATCATCAATATCATCTGATAGTTCTATACCGACTTCACGTGCGTACTCTGCATCCATGATTCCCCAGTATTCAAGAACTTCAAAGTTTGTTTGATAGTCTTCATCAGCTCGTGCATCATCTTTTAAATGATACTCAAAACTTTTCTCTTCGTAATTAGCCCCCATTTGAATAGCTTCACGTATAGCATCCTCTTTAAAATAAGGCATGTTACGAAGTTGTCGAAGTTGAGATTTGTTTAGTTTGTGTCTGTGAATAACATACTCACATTCTTCAATACTTGTAGCTGAAGGGTCTGGATAAAAATCCCAACAACTAACAAACTCAATTCTAGGTACTCTAACTTCTAAGGGGTTATAACTTCTTTCACCATCTTCACCAGTATCCCACTTGTGAAGTTTCTTGTTAAAGTTAAATGGTCCTTTTACAATCCCTGTACCAAGTAAAGAAGATTCTAAAAGAGCACTTCTAATTTCTGATGAACCCTTTGATTCATCTATTTGATCGTGAATAAGTTTTTCCATTCTCCGTGCAGCTTTCTGTGCAGGAGAAATTTCTAATGCGGTAGGTATTGGACTAAAGCCTTCAACTAATTGATCTTCTACTTTATCCTCAAGAGTTTCTTCAAATAGTCCTTTGTTAAATGTGGCTCCGGGTTTTAGAACTTTACCGTCACCTTCATAACCAACATCATATGGGTTGTCTATTCTATTACCAATATCGTCTGGTAATTCACCGCCACCCATTGTACTTTCAATGCCGGGTGCACCTGTTTGTGTATCTAAATGTGCATCTGCTAGTTCGCCTTCTGGGATTTTAGTTTCAGCAATACCAATTGGAAACTTACCTGTACCAAAGATTACATCAACAAGTTGACCAAAAGCAGCAAGTACTTTTGTTTTAGTAATCTTTACAAAGATACGAGACTTCTCAGAGTCTCTAAACTTAACAGACTTGTTGTAAAGTCCTCTATAGTTTTCGTAAGCTTTTAACCAGCGTGATTCATCAGAACGTCTAGCATCTTCTGATACTGCAAATCTTGATTTAATAATACCAACAAGATTAGTTCTTTGTTCTAACTCAAGAGCAAGTTCTTTACCAGCTTCACCTTCTACGTCTTGATATAAATTATCAGCGTTTAAAAATGTATTTTCTTGTTCTGCCATAAACTTTAATATCCAAATGTAGAATCAGCCGGTTGATGGATATCTGCTTTTAATCCTCTCAACTGATCGAATGTACTTACCATTCGTGGTCTACTCATTATCATATAACGCAATGCATCATATGCGTGATCGGAAGCATGTGTATCCACATCCTCCGGATTATTCTTTGATAATGGTATAGACTGTAATTCTCTTATTAAGTTAGGACATGTATTAAATATCTGTAACTTAGGTCTACCATTTTCTTGTACCTTCAAGAACTCATGTATCTGGATTTTACCTTGTATTCTATTCTTATCAGCAGGTCTAAGCTTATGTCCTGCCCGTACAAGAGCTTCTCCAACAGTAGGTCCTGTAGTACCTGTTCTTGCCCAAGCTGCTGTATCCAGTACACCAGAGACCGAGTAAGGGTCTTCTAGTTCCATACTTGTTATTATACTACCTAATTCTTCTCCTGTCAAGCCTTTTTTGTATAATTCTCTATAAATTATTAAAGTTCCGTCATTTTGATCCATTATTCCCCATAAACAACAGGATTCTGCAGCGTATCCATAGTCAACTGCTTTAACTCTTTCCCAGTGTAAAGGTAGTTCAAATGGAGTAATAACATGATGCATAGGGTCAAACTCTACAAAAGCTGCACCTTCTGCTACATCCCAGTTACCTTCAAGTAGCTGTCTACGTTGAATCGGTGGTAAAGATTTAAGCATCTGCTCATAAACACCATCTTCTGCAAGGTATGGGTTATCAGCTAATTTAGCAGGAATAAACTTACGTGTAAGACCATCACCGCCTTGAAAAGATTTATTATGTTCGGATGGTTCTATATATCTTTTCTTTACCCAATGTGAACCAACACCACCCGGGTTAGCAGTACAGCGAAGGTATGTTTGTATTTCTGGGTCAGTTGTACGAAGACGAGAAGCTAGATAGTTCCAACTAAACTCTGTAGGTAAATGGGTAATCTCATCAAAGCCTATCCAAGAATATGCTTGTCCTTGATATCTGTAGACATCAGCATCTCTCTCAAGGAATCCAAACTCAACCTTTGCACCGGAGGGAAAGTTCCAAAGTTTTTCTACTTCTCTAAACTTTGCACCGGGAAAGGCTTGTGGATATAACTCACGAGACTTATCAATCATCTCACGAAGTTCTGGCATAGACCGTCTAAGGATTAAAGCACGGTGAGCTTTCTTGTGACAATACCTTAGTGGGTCTACAATCATGGCAAAAGATTTACCACCACCAGCAGCTCCACCATACAATACATCTTTTTCACCGGCAGCAAGGAAGTCTGTCTGTGGACCTTCGTTAGCGTGGAATAATACTTTGTGATTGTCTAGATTTTCTTTGACAGCTTTTGGAAGTGTGTCAAGCTCATCTGTGGTGACAGGACCTTCTACAGTCTTGTCAAGTTTTTGAATTGTTTCTTTTTGTTTTTTGAAAGACTGTCTAGCGTTGTTGAGTTTCTCTTCAAGCTTTTTAATATTACGCTGCTTACGACCGACAGTTGCCCTCGCAGCTTTGATAGCTTTCTCTGTTGAGGTTTTGGGTCTACCAGCTTTCTTCTTTGGGGTTCCATCTTTTTTTAAGATGAAGTTACCATCATCATCCTGTAAGTAGAGATGAGGATTCCTCTCCCAGTCTTTCGTGTCGTTTACCATATTTTTTATCGATGTGTTTCTTTAAACCGGGAGTAGAAATCTTACGTTCTGTTTTATATTCTAACCAATCGACTGCAGCTTGTAATGATATCTCTTCATTGACTATCATGTTCTCTGCAATTTGTAAAGCTTCTAGCTGTTCTTCAATTGGTTTTAGATATCCTGTGATATCATCTAACTCATACCCAAACGGAATGGTTGAAGTTTTTCTTTTCATGTATCCGTCAGGTAATAACATTTAGATAATCCACATAACAATAAATGCTGATATAAAACCTATCCCACACATAACACCCCATACTTGCATGTCTGTTAGGTCATTAGTTTCAATCATACTATTTACTTTTTTTTCTAGTAGTTCTTTTAACATTTGTTTTCCTCTTTGGTTGTTTCTTTGGAGCTAGAAAGTTTTTTATTTTTTCTAACCATCTCTTAATCATTGTCATTGTTGTTCTCCTCGGTTTTCTTTTTACCGAATATTCTATCCCAGTTATCTCTATAGTCTTGTGTGTAGAATCCGGGTCTAGGATTAGCACCCTTACTTCCATGTGTGTTTTTATATATTGGAGATTTAAAAGTATAAGGCTTTTCTTCGCTTCCTATTTGTTTACCCATGATCTTCTCCTTGTATACACTTACTCCATTCTTGTAAGACTATTTCTTCAGAATAAGCAGAATAATAAATGTCTTTACACTTGTCAAACTCATTATTGTTTGGTGTGGTTGTACAACTCATTAACAAAACTAAACTAATACTTCTTATTACCACTTCACCTTATTAGCCCAGTAAGCTGCAGACAGTACACCTTTGGCAATGTTTTTAGCATGACGAGCCTTGAATGATTTACGTTTCTTTTTCATTTTAGAAGATTCACCAGCTTTAGGCTTACCAGCAGTCTTAGCTCCTTGTTGTCCAAACCTAATAGTTTTAATAGTACTACCTGATTTAGCTACAACAATATGAGACTTAGTAGGATGATTGGGAGTACGTTTAGGTTTATTGTAACCACTTACTCCGGCTCGTTTTAATCTACCGTCTGCTTTACCACCTTTTTTACTTCTGTATCGTTTTGTTTTATCAGCAATCTTATCTGGTTGTTTAGAATGTTGTCTACCGGCAGCTTTGTCTTTTCTTTTCTTTGCAGTTGTAGCTGCATACTCTGAATCACTTAAAGCTTCTCTAGCTTTCTTGGGTAAATATCTTTCACCTGTCTCACTAGACTTTTTACCCGACTTAGTTCCCCAGTCTTGGTCACTCCAATTTTTTAATGACTGTTGTGATTTCTTTAGCATTACTTATAACCACCACCAGCTTTCTTGTAAGCCTTGGCAAGTGCTTGTGCTTTACGGGCAGACCATTGACCGGCTGCAGTACCATGAGAAGCAGCAGCTTTTATTCTTTGAAATATTCTTTTTCTTTTTTCTGGCTGTGTATAGTTTCCAGCTTGATTAACCTTTGACTTAGACTTGCCACCGTTTCTAAATTGTAATCTCTCTAATAACATTAGTGTAATATCCTATCGTCTTCTTTGGGTATGGTATTTAAATGTTTTTGTTCTAGCTCTTCATCTACATAGATACTGTCTAACTCACCCACAACAACCAAATGGTTCTGGGCTGCAGCTAGTTCAGCTTGTTCATATGTAGAAGCAACTATGTTCGGACCTGCGAAAGTCGTACCATAAGCTTCTATCTCTGTTAAAAATATCTTCATTGTATGAGTAAACCTATATACCAACCCAGCATAAATAACAACGCAGCCAACATTGGATACGCTTTACAAAATAATATCAGATCATTCAGGAATTGTCTCATAATCACCTTCGGTAATATCGATTGTCTTCTTCTCTGGGAGAATAAAGATACCACCACCGGTGTTATGATTAACATCTATCCTGTCAGTTTTACTAACCCCTACACGATCTAATATAGTTTGTGCAGCTTGTAACTTATAGTTGGCTTGAGGTATAGGTTTATCTGACTTCAAAACCTCTATAATCTTAAACGCTGCTGTAGGGGCTTCCCTTGCAAGTACGTTTTGGGCTAAATCTACTACTTCCTCTTTTAAACTTTTTAGTACTTGATAGTGATTGCCGGAGTATCCTGCAAGTTCGGCTGACTTTTTAAAGTCTCCTCCTGTATCCACGAGGTGACCCAAGAACGCTTCCTGCTTTGCAGTAAGGTTCCTGTCTTTGTTTTCAGCTAAATAATTAGTGGTCATGTACTTATTATAGTAGTATTTGTAAAGTTTGTCAAGCTTTTGTAAAGTTTTTTACTTTATTTCGTAAATGACTTGACAAACCCGTAAAAAATGTGTACAATAGAATTGTAAGATTCCCCCGGGTTATATATATAACATAACCCATCCTAGTCGTTCCAGACTTATTCAAAATAATATATCAAACATGCCGAAACCTTTGTAAAGTTAGGGGGCTGGTTAATATCTAAAATAGCTAGAAATGTATATGTTTTATATATATAGGGGGTGGGTGGTGGGTGGCTCCTGCCTACCCCATAACCAAGACTGATAATACTTTATAAAGGCTCGTTATGTCAGAAACTTACCACACTTTATAAAGTTTGTCAAGCCCTCTTTTAAAGTTTTTAACCCTATCACACTTTACAAAGTTTGTCAAGTGTTTTTTACAAATTTTTACAAACTTTTAAAGTTTGACAAGCTAGTTAATATCATTCATGCCCTTTATAAAGTGTTATAAATATAAAAAATATATGTACTTTTTAACTTTGCACACTTGACAAGGGTTATATAATCTTGTAATGTGGATATATGTTAATTAATACAGAGGAAACAAATAACATGGATAAATTAAAAATTGGTGATTTTGTCAAAGTCATAGATTATGAAGGATTATTATTAACAGTTGGAAAAGTTAAAAGCCATATAGTTGATAAAGAAACAAAAGAATTTGAAGTAATTGTCAAATCTTTTGAGGGTAATGAATTATTTGCTAATGGTTCAGAATGGGATTGTTTAACTTTTGAAAAAATAACTCATATCGATTAATCTAACCACAACCCACATAATGCCCAGCTTTTGTTGGGCTTTGGTGGTATAAACTAACGCTTATTTATATAAGCATAACAAAAGGTAAAATTATGAAAGTAGAAAATATGACAAGCCCACAAGGAAACAAAGTAGCTAATCAATTTATTATTATTGATGATGATAATAACGAATACTTCCAAAGTTATGATAGTATCATAGCCAAAAGAGACGGAGACAGCTACCAAATATATTTAGATGAATATTATTGGGATTATTCCAGAACTACAGGAAAATATAGGAATGAGTTTTTAAGAGAGGGTATAGCAGAAACAAGAGCCAAAATTAAAAGCGGTCAATATATCCTAACTGATTTGAATTAATTTCCCCTGTAAAAACTTCACAAAGTTTTATACCCCCGTAATTGGGGGTTTTTTTTGCCTATAAACTCACCTTTATTTGACACCCTATACAAGGCTCTGAGATGCTTTGTATTGCATTTTGTGGGTAAGGCATGGTCTAGTATTCAAAAACTTTTTAAATGGATTCTGTGAAAGTCAACACCTTTTTAAAATAAAGTTAAAAAATTTTATAAACTATTGCATATTAAGTTAGTTTCCTGTATGAGATTGCAAGATAAAATAATTTAAAATAATTGGAGAAAACTATTGACATTTTAAAATCTATGGTTTTTAATTGGGGAAGTTAATCAATGGAGAAAATAAATATGAATAAAACTTACACAAATATTATGGATGTATCTACTACTAACTTATTAAAAATGTTAGACATGGATAGGTTCAAAGATAACGCCCATCAAAAGATGATAAAAGATGAGTTAAAGTTTAGAAATTATAAATCAGATTGGAACAAACAAGATGAGCAATTAGCATTTCAAGGAATGATTGATGCTTTCAGGGGTGTTTAACATAAAGGAGAAAATAAATTATGGATAAAACTTATATTGATATTGCAATAGAGCATTATGAAGAAAGAATTAAAAAATTAGATTGTCAAATATGGGAAGAACAATTATTGGACAAGTTAAAACAAATTAGATATGGTAAATATTTATAAGGAGAAAATAAATTATGGATGCACTAACTAAAAAATTATACAAGGACTATGTGCATAGAGAGATTGTCAGAACCTATGGGCAAGAGTTGAGCAAGTCAGAGATGAGAAAGATTTTAAAAGATTGCGAAACTTTGGCAAGGAACATGACAAGGAGAAAGCATTATGAAGGAGAACGAAGATGATAGTTGATGCAGACGATCACAACGCACAAGTCCTTGAACGCTTGTTTGACGAGTGTCTGGATGAGGGTATGAGTATTGAGGAAGCTGAGATTGAAGCACAGCGTAGATTTGAGGAACAAGGCATATGAAATTTTATAGTAAAGAAAACTGTTATGATGCTTTGAGAGAAGCTGACATATCAACAGCTTGTCTACTGGATGATGTTGCAGTAAACCAAAGTAGCGAGATAAACCTAGAGGAATTACAAAAAGATATAGAGCATATTCTAAATCAAATACAAATAGCTCTCGATTATATTGAGAACGTTTAAACGGAGTAAGATATGAGAGGAATAAAATGTAAACATTGTGGTTCGACTCAACTAACAGGTTACGTGTATGCGTTTAAGAATCCTGCGTTTAAAGGTTGGGTTAAGATTGGCAAGACAACTAACCTAAAAAGTAGACTGGGAAGTTTTAATACTGGTTCACCTTTTAGAGATTTTGAATGTGTTTACTCTATTGATATACCTAAAACGAGACTTAAGTATCACGAGAAAAAAATTTTAAAAGAAACTTCATTACAAGCAGAAGAAAGTAAGGGAGAGTGGAGAAAAATATCTAATAAAAAGTTAATGGATATATTTAATTGTTACACAATTGTTACATAACTGTAACACAAATGTAACATTCGTATGGTTAAATAGATTTTGTAGTTAGGAGTGAGCCTTTGTAAAATCCAATCGAAGGAAGAATTACAAATACGCTATAGTAAGTGTTTGTAATAGAGAGGTTAAGGCTAAAAGTAAATGAGAACTAAACCACCATGCACTAACTACAAATTGTCCGAGTAAAGAAGGACACAGTTGCTAGACCTGTAAAACTAGCACTTGATTAGGAATGGACAAGGCTAATACCCTTGACTGAGGAGGAGTGTAGATAGGAAGGTATCACAACTGAGTAAGTCTACTGTGCTACTAAAACAATGTGAGAGTTATTAGTAGGCAGAATCAGGTTTGCCGCCTAGTCATTTAAAGTGTTGACAGGCACTATAAAAACCGATAGTTATGTTGCTGTTGAAGGAGTTGGTAGTCATCTTCGGAACTAAAAAACTACCACCATTAATTTTTAACAAGGAGGTATGATATGAGTAATAAATATAAATGGTTAGACCATAGTTATTTTGATTGCTTACACTTTGAATGGGATGGAACAGAGTTTGAAGTGCGAGTGACTAATGAGGTTGATGATATACCAGATGGTAAACTTAGGTTGGAAGTCTGGACTGTCGCTTATGATGAGGATGATGAGTGCATAGGCTTTGGAGAACACGTCAAAGAAAAGATATTAATGGATGGATTAAAGATACTTAAAAAGGAGGTATAATATGGATTGGGTAGGAATAGCAATAAAAGAAACATTTGAGGGTATAGCTAGACAACAAAAGTTAAACGCTGAGTTGGAAGCTGAACGCTTATCTGGGTTGCAAGATCAACATGAAGACGATGGACTTTGTACTTGTGGAGAACCTTTAGATGCTTGTCCAGATGCGTATGAACATTTATCGGGAGGTGTATGATGAAAGTGTTTAGAATAAAAGCAGTATGTGATTTTATTGAGGTTGTTGAAGTTATAGCTGAAACAAAAGAACAAGCCGAGGAACTTTTATTTAGTGGAGATTACAAGGTGCTGAATGAAACTTATGAGAACCAAGACATCATATCAATTAAGGAGATATAATATGAAAATAAAAGAAAAAGGTACATGGTATTCCAGAGTGGAGGAGATTTTATGTCGAGACTTTGGAAATATTTATAGTAGATTGACAGAGATAACACAAAAAATGATGTTGCAAGATGCTCATGTTTATGTCATAAATAGAAGAGACTTAGATTCTCTATCAGAGACAGACATAATTATGCTTGTAGAAGAGTTTGTGGCTTCGTGTGTTGCACGTTCTTTTAGGTACTAAGGGTATGTCCTACCTTTTAATTAACCCTATGCTTAAATTGAAGGAGAGTAAATGGATATTTTGTTGTTTGTTTTAGTATTTTCTGTGTTATTATTTATATTAGACAGAAATGAAGATTTGTAAAACGATTGTCACATAACTTTACTTTTGTTTAAAAATATGTTATAATCTTATAAATATTAAAACATTAATGAAAATAATAATTAATTATATTAATAATTTATATTAAAATAGGATAAATTTTATGGATGATTATATTAATAATCTTATAGATAATTATTATAAAGATGCAAACTTAATAGGAACATTACCTAATGAGTTTGATTATCTAAAAGATAAAGATGTGGTTAAAGCAGAGGAAGAAGATGATTGAATACAATGGTAAGAAAGTCACCCCAAAGGTGTATGCTAAACACCAAGTGTCTGATTACTTGATGAAGTTGTTTGATAATCCAGAGGTTCATATGGATAAGGACTTTGCAAACTGTACACCACGTGAACAAGATGAGATAATGAATCAAGTTAGTTTGTTTGAGGACAGGATTCATAAGTTATTGGGTGTTAAATTTAAAAGTATAACAAGCAGTAGTAATTTTGAAAAATCTATATAGGAGATAGAATGGAGTTTATAATAGCAGTAGTCGGTGTTGTATTTGTATTGACAGCTACAACCTTGTATATGTATTTGGTTGATGATGATAAGATTGACCCTTATATACCATCGAAGATACAGCGAGGAAACTTCTGGGATGCAGAGACTAAACAATTTTACAAGTGGGATAAGTTAATGGAACTAAAAAAAGAAAGGGAGCAAAGTGATACAATACATTGATCCTAAAAATCATATAGGATTTCCATTACCTCCTGCAATGTTTCATCCCCACACATATTGTTGGGATATGCCGAAAGATGAAATGGCTTGTAAATTACTAGACATACCACGAAAATGTTTTGTTTGTGGTAATATAATAAAGGAGGATAATAATGACACAGTATAGTGAAGCTGTTGAACAGCAAAGAGAAATACTTGAGTTAGAAAAACAAGCTAAACAAATTGTAGCTATTGACACCAGATATAAAGATGGTATATGGTATCAACAAACTGTTGACTATGCCGATGGTAAAAGAGTGACAGAGTATAGAGACAAACGTAAAACAACAGTAGTGGAGAATAGATATGGCGAAGACATGGCGAAAGACTGAACATACTCCTGCTACTGGGGTTCGAGGTAAAAAGACAAGTCAAGGTAGAGGTAATGTTGCTTTCTCTACCATGAACAAGAATAAGAAAAGCAACTTTAAAAAATATCGAGGGCAAGGTAAATGAAAATAACAGCATGGAATATAGGTATCGTTTGGGAAGATGGTACTGAAGAAAATATAGGTGATGTACCTGATTGGGTAGCAACAAGAGTTGATGAATTTTTAAATGAACTTGAGGAGGAATAATGAAACAGAAAATGATAACAGTAAAAATTCCAGAAAGAAATTTGGAATGGATTAAAAAGAACTATCGTAAATCTAGAAGTGGTGTGACTAGTTTGTTTGAGTATGGTGGTATAGATATCCAAGAGGTACATGCCATAGCAGACTTACTGTATCATCTTAACGAAGCATTTAATATTGAGGATGAGTAGTGAACATATTTTATTTTGATGAGTGTCCCATCATATCAGCAAAAGCACAGCCAGATAAGATGTTAGTCAAGATGCCATTAGAAACAGCACAGATGTTATGTACAGCACACCGAGAACTAGATGGTGATGATTATGCTGATAGTGTAGGACTTTACAAACGTGCATACTGGAATCACCCTTGCACTATCTGGGCAAGAGAATCAAGTGGTAATTATATGTGGCTACACAAACACTTCTTGGCTCTTGGTAGAGAATACACATACAGGTATGGTAAAGACCATGCAAGTATAACTAAACTTGCCAAGCCTTTATTCAAGGTTCCAGATAATATAACTCGTGGTGATATAACACCATTAGCACAAGCTATGCCGGAAGAATATAAACATGAGGATCCAATCGTTGCATATCGTAGATATGTGATAAATGAAAAACACTATGCCAAGTGGGAGAAGAATCGATCTAAACCTACATGGTGGACTACACAGGAGGTAGCATAAATGTATGTAAATAAAGAGTTTGTAATTAAAGGATTGCAAAATCACTTTCAAGGTTTAATTGATAGACATGTTGCAAATGCAATGATATTAATTACTAACCCTGTTGGTGTGGCAGAACATCCAGATACTTTAGAAAGTATTGAAGTAGAACTTGGCAAGATTGCAGACTATGAAGATAAACTGTCAATTTTAAATAAATATTTTAACTAGGAGACCATATGAAATATAATATAATAATAACTGCTGTCTTACTTGCATTAAGTGTAGCCATGTTTAATGCAGTTAATATCACAGCAGATAACATATCTAAAAACAAAGCAGGACTTAACAGATTAAATAAATCTTTCCTGTCTCTCAGCGAGGAGTTCGAAAGCGTAAATAAAAATGCAGACTTGATACAGTCTACCAGAGAAAGCTATCGTAATTCTTTGATTGATTTATCAGATAGACTAGATGCAATGGATGAAACTAACTCAGAGATATATCGTATCTTAAATGATTTAGATGAACGCTTGAACAAACCACCGGTTGCAACTGTAGTAATTGAAAAGTTTGTAGAGCCAGAGCCAGAACCTGTAGAGGACTTAGGTGTCAATGCCGGTCTTGGAGTTCTTACCGGAACACATGTCATGGGACAGCCAGAGTTTATTGAGCCGACTTGTCCAAAGATAAGATCATCTAAACCTTATGGTGATTACATAGAAAATATATCTATTAATAGAACTTTAAAGTTTACTGTAATCTATGATTTATTTCAAGGCAATGTCACCGATGTTAAATATGATGGCAAGATACCTAACAAAGTTAAACAAGCTACCTTTAATTATGTAATGGATTTAGAGTTTGATAATCCTACTACAATCACAGGTTGCACATTACCTTTCACAATTAACATTTAAGGGTTGCTTTTTATATCAATCTGTGTTATAATACAAGCTTATTAAGATGAACTACTCAGCAGAAAGAGATCAGTACAATACAGAACTACTTACTCGTGAAGAGTATAGAAAGTTTGGATTGTATATGACGGAACACTATCCAGATGTAGGGCATGTTGTTGATAAGTTAGACGATACATTTATTGTTCGTCTTGACGATACATCATTAACATTCTGGGAAGAGATACTCACTGCGATTAGGGATTAATACGAAGGTATATTATAAGAAGTTTCGCCCTCCTTTTTAACTTATAATATCTACAAGTTTCCGGTCTTGTGCCAATAAAACCGGACATTTAATACAAACCAATGGAGGAAAAATATGTATGAGTATGTAACTGGTAAGGCAATGTGGGCTAATATCACATCGCCAAACACGAGGTTTCAACCTCACAAGTATGGGCTAACTGTTCTTACAGATGCAGATACTGCTACTAAACTTGAAGGCATAGGTCTTAATCAAGTTAGAGACAGATCAGGTCAGCCTAAATATGATGAACCTGCATTTACTTTTAGCAAAAGAGCTACAAGGAATGATGGTACTGCAAATGCTGCACCTAAACTTGTTGACACAGATGGTAATGATCTAGATGTTAGCGTAGGTAATGGTTCAGAAGTTGTTGTTAAGATTAAACCTTACAAGAATGACTATGGTCAGTTTGCTGAACTCATGGCAGTAAAGGTTGAAAACTTAGTAGAATATGTTGAAGGTGATACAGACAACGAGGAATTTTAAATGATTATTACTATAAATAATGATGATGGTAATACTTCTTTTGATGTCAACAACATTAGTGACGAGCAAATAAAGCAAGATGCTACTGTTATTGTACAGAAAGTTGGTAACTTACAAGTTATCATAGAAGCTTTAGACTTTGCAAGTCGCACACATCGAGCAAACTTAGAAGAGTTACTTAAAGACAGAGACGAAGCTGTTGTTGAAACAGAACGTGCTAGAAATGATAAGGGTCAGTTTGTCGCAGACGACCCAGAAACTATCGAGGATGAATCTAAAGTAACAAAAGAAACATAGTCTTGAGGAGGGCTAACATGAATGATACAACTTGGCATAAGTTGAAACAACCCTGTCCACTTTGCACTAGCAGTGATGCTGTAGGAGTCAATGAAGATGGCTCCGCAAAGTGTTTCAGTTGTGGAGAATTTATGCCTAACTATGAACAAGCATGTAAAGGAAAAACTATGACACAATCACAACCAATAGAAACTAAACAACCGGACAATGTATCTGAGGGTAACTTCATTGCATTGACTGACAGAAAAATATCTCAAGCAACCGCACAGAAGTTTGGGGTCAAAGCTGTTCAAGACCTAAAGGGTCAGGTTATTAAACATTTCTATCCATATTATAATGGACATGAATTATCAGCTACTAAGTGTAGAAACTCTGTAACAAAAGATTTCTTTGTACAAGGTAGTTATAATGAGACTGGACTATTTGGTCAGCAGTTGTTTAAGGGTGGTAAGTATGTCACCATAACCGAAGGGGAGTGTGATGCTATGGCAGCTTACGAACTACTTGGTAGTAAGTGGGCTGTGGTATCCATCAAGCGTGGTGCACAAGGTGCAGTAAGAGACATCAAAGAAAGCTTGGAGTTCTTTGACGACTTTGAAAACGTGATCGTTGCTTTTGATAATGATAAAGCAGGAAAGGATGCAGCAGTTAAAGTTGCAAGACTTTTCAAGCCCGGAAAGGCTAGGATACTCACACTTCCCAATGGGTTTAAAGACCCTAACGATATGCTTAAGTCTAACCGACATAAGGACTTTGTTGAAGCTTGGTGGGCTAGTAAAGTTTATACACCCTCTGGTGTTATTAATGTTACTGAGCAACGTGACAAGTTTCATAATCGTGAGAAGAAACAAAGTATACCTTATCCTTGGGAAGGACTAAACAAAAAGCTATATGGTTTGAGACAAGGAGAACTGGTAACTCTTACCGGTGGAACAGGACTAGGTAAGTCTAGTGTCACCAGAGAGTTAGAACATTGGTTGGTCAAACAAACTACAGACAATGTAGGTATCATTGCACTAGAAGAAGACTGGAGAAGAACCATTGATGGGATCTTATCTATTGAAGCTAATGCTAGATTATATATTGACCAAGAACGTGAAAAGTTTTCTAGAGAAGAACTCGATAAGATGTTTGATATCTTGTATGATGGTGAGAATAAAAACAGAGTATGGGTTCATTCACACTTTGGAACCAATGACATTGATGATATCTTTACCAAGCTACGATTTATGATTATTGGCTGTGACTGTAAATGGGTGGTTGTAGATCACTTACATATGTTAGTTAGTGCTGTACATGAAGGCGATGAGAGACGAGCTATTGATTCTATTATGACTAGACTTAGAAGTTTAGTAGAGGAAACAGGAGCAGGTATTATTCTAGTATCTCATTTACGTAGAGTAGATGGTAACAAAGGACACGAGAATGGTATTGAGGTAAGCCTATCTCATTTACGTGGGTCTAATAGTATTGGTCAGTTATCAGATTGTGTTATTGCATTAGAACGTAATCAACAGTCAGATGATTTTGATGAATCAAGAACTACAAAATTACGAATTCTTAAATCAAGATATACAGGTGATGTTGGTATGGCAGCTAGAGTTATCTATGACATTGAAACCGGCAGACTATCTGAACTTACTAATGAAGACATAGAGTTTGATAACGTTGGTGAGGAAGGATTTTAATGGACTTAGTATTTGACATAGAAACTGATGATCTTCATGCTACAAAAGTATGGTGTATCGTTGCCCAGAATCCTGACTCAGGAGAAATATTTAAGTTTCCACCTAGTAAGCTAGAAGAAGGGTATCAGTTTTTAACAACAGCCGATAGGTTGATTGGTCATAATATCATTGGCTTTGATATACCTATGGTAGAAAAGTTTGGTAATGTAGACCTAAGTAGCAAAAAGATTATTGATACTCTGGTACTATCTAGACTATTTAATCCAACACGTGATGGTGGTCACAGTCTTGAAACTTGGGGTTACAAGTTAGGTTATCCAAAGATTGAGTTTGAAGATTATCTTAACTACTCTACTGATATGTTAAACTATTGTGTACGGGATGTACAGTTAAACACTAGAGTATTACAAGAACTTCGTAAAGAATCTAAAGGTTTCAAACCAGAATGCATTGACCTTGAACAAGGTGTAGCCAAGATTATGAAACAACAAGAGCAAGATGGTTTTGCTTTTGATATGCAATCAGCTTTAAGTTTGTTAGCAGAACTCAGAGAAAAGATGCAACAAATAGAAGATGAAGTTCATTCTACATTCAAACCTAAATGGGTAGATACAAAACAAGTGACACCTTACATTAAGAAAGATGGTAATCTATCTAAACGTGGGCTTACCAATGAAGAGTATCAACGATGTTTAGATACTGATAACTTTAATCCTTTTATGAGACAAACTTTACAAGAGTTTAATCTTGGCTCTCGTAAACAGATTGGAGAATATCTTATAGACTTTGGTTGGAAGCCAGATAGATTTACACCTACTGGTCAACCTATTGTAGATGAGAAAACATTATCTAAGATAACTCACATCCATGAAGCAAAACTTATAGCAGATTTTTTATTACTGCAAAAGCGTATAGCTCAGATTGATTCATGGGTAGAAGCGGTCAAAGATGATGGCAGAATACATGGGTTCGTTATTCCTAATGGAACTATTACCGGAAGAATGACACATAGAAACCCCAATGTTGCACAGGTTCCCTCAGTTCACAGTCCTTATGGTAAAGAATGTAGATCATGTTGGACTGTAGAAGATGGATATAAACTTGTAGGTGTAGATGCAAGTGGACTAGAGCTACGCATGTTAGCACATTACATGGATGATAAGGAGTATATAAATGAAATTATTAATGGAGACATTCACACAACTAACCAAAACTTTGCTGGACTTAAATCAAGAGATCAGGCTAAAACTTTCATATATGCCCTCGTGTACGGAGCAGGAGATGAAAAGATTGGAAGCATTATTAAAGGAAGTAGATCAGAAGGTAAACAGTTGCGAGAACGCTTTCTTAGTAGTCTCCCAACATACAAGTCTCTTAAAGAACGAGTTGACAGAGCAGCTTCAAAAAATTTCCTCAAAGGATTAGATGGTAGGAAGTTATATATAAGAAATAAACATGCAGCTTTAAACACATTACTTCAAGGAGCAGGAGCAATCTTAATGAAAAAAGCCTTAGTCAACTTAGATAGTTTGTTAAGACTTAATGCAATTGATTATAGATTTGTTGCTAACATCCATGATGAATGGCAAATAGAAGTAAGAGAATCTCAGGCAGACTTTGTAGGAGAAATGGCAGTTAAAAGTATTGTAGAATCAGGTGAACATTTTAATCTACGCTGTCCAATGGATGGCGAATATAAAGTAGGAGGTAATTGGAGTGACACACATTAATCACACACAAGATAATAGAAAAGGAGACATGGCTGAGTTTTACGCAGTCACTTGGCTTTGGGATAATGGATATGAAGTATTTAAAAACTGTGGCTGCACTGGTCCAGTAGACTTAATTGCTACAAAGGATGGTAAGACAACTTTGATAGATGTAAAAACAAAATCAGGTCGATCAGGTAGGACTAGAAGTATTGAGCAGTTACAGTTAGATGTAAAGATATTAAACTATAATCCAGAGACTCGGAAGTTAAATTTTGTAAAACATCAAAAATAATATGCCTAAATCTAAAAAGACTCTTGACACATTAGTCGAAGATATATATAATAAGATAGGTGTACTTGCTGATGGTAAGCATATTGATCTAGACCCAGAGACTATAGACCAGTTTGGTGAGTCTATGAAAGAGATACTTTACAAGTGGTCTCACCCTGAACCAAGAGGTAAAGCTACTTTACGTATGTCTAACATAGGTAGAAAGTCACGTCAACTTTGGTTTGATATGAAGTCGGAAGACACTGCTGAGAAGATGCCACCTTCTTTGTTTATTAAATTTTTGTATGGACATTTACTTGAAGAGATAGTTCTATTTCTTATTAAGCTATCTGGACATAAAGTTACCAGCGAACAAAAAGAAATAAAAGTATCCGGTATTAAAGGACACATGGATTGTGTTATAGACGGTGAGGTTGTGGATATTAAAACAGCTTCTGGATTTTCATTTAAAAAATTCAAAGATGGAACTCTTGCAGAGAATGATATGTTTGGATATATGGCTCAACTTGCCGGATATGAAGCAGCCGAGGGTACTGACAAAGGAGGTTTCTTAGCCTTAAATAAAGAGTCTGGTGAGTTAGCTTTATATCGACCAGATAACTTTGATAAACCTAATATCAAGAAAAAGATTTCTAATATTAAAAAGGCTGTCAAGTTAGCTACACCACCTGATCTATGTTATAGCCCAGTTCCAGATGGTAAGTCTGGTAACATGCAGCTACCTAGAGAGTGTGTTTATTGTAGACATAAGTTTGAATGTCATAAAGATGCCAATGAAGGTAAAGGACTTCGAGTATTTAAGTATGCTAATGGATTAAAATACTTAACCCTAACACCTAAACCGCCTAAAGTTATAGAGGTAACACAAGTATGAGTGGAAGAAGATCAAAAAAATTAAGAAGAAAAGCAGAGGACTTACTTATCGCATGGTTGAGAACAATGGTTCCAGAAGGAGAGGATACATCTAAAATCAGTAGAAAGAATCTTGATGAGTTCTTACCAGAACAAACTCATATTTTTGCTAACAATAAATATTTACTTAGTGCCTACAGTTTACGTTGGTTCTATAAACAAATGAAACAAAACCCAAATATAAAATTAAAGGATATATAATGAATTATAAATTTAATGAAGGACGATTAATACAAGAACTACAGTCTTATATTGATGAGACATATGGTGAGCATTATGCTTCAGATAAATATCAAGCTACAGATATTATCATTGACTCTGGACATGGAGAAGGTTTTGCTTTAGGTAACATTATGAAGTATGCAAAACGATATGGAAATAAAGATGGAAAGAACAGAAAAGACTTGCTAAAAATCTTACATTATGGTATAATAATGCTTAACGTACACGATACAGAGAACTCATAATGGTAGAAGATAAAGTCGGTATCAAGGAATACCTTGGTATCAAAATAAATTATAGTAATGAAAAAAATTTAGATAAGTTTAGCCTTGATACTCTCAAGGATAGATACTTATGGGAGAATGAAACACATGCACAAGAAGCATTTGCCAGAGCATCAGTCTTCGCAGCCACTTACAAAGGTCACACAGATTTTGAATTGGCTCAGAGACTTTATCACTACAGTTCCAGTTGTTGGTTCATGTTTAGCACTCCTATACTTAGTAACGGGGGAACAAGTCGTGGTCTTCCTATTAGCTGTTTTCTCAATTATGTACCTGATAGCAGGGATGGTTTATCTGCTCACTATGACGAAAATATTTGGTTGGCAAGTTCGGGTGGAGGTATTGGTGGATTTTGGGGAGATATTCGTAGTAATGGTATTTCTACTACTCACGGTAGCAAGTCTACTGGTTCAATCCCTTTCATCCATGTAGTAGATTCTCAAATGTTAGCCTTCAATCAAGGCACGACTAGACGTGGTTCTTATGCTGCTTACATGGATATATCTCATCCGGAGATAGAAGAGTTTATTAACATGCGTAAAGAATCTGGTGGAGATATTAATCGTAAGAATCTTAATCTTCACAATGGTATAAACATCACTAATGATTTTCTCAAAGCTGTTGAAGACGATGCAGACTTTAGATTGATTGACCCTAAGACTAACGAACCTACAAAGATTGTAAATGCTAGAGACTTGTGGTGGCAGATCATTAATGCAAGAGCAGAGACAGGTGAGCCATACATGATTAATATAGATACATGTAACGAAGCATTACCCAAAGAACAAAAAGATTTAGGATTAGAAATCAAACAGAGCAATCTTTGTTCTGAGATTACTTTACCTACTAACGAAGAACGAACAGCAGTATGTTGTTTGTCTTCTGTAAACTTAGAATACTTTGATGATTGGAGTGAGAATCCTCTGTTCATTGATGATTTAATTACCATGCTTGACAACGTTCTTCAACATTATATTGATAACGCTGTTGACACAGATAACTTAGGAGAGTATAATGCAAACTTTAAAAGATTTCAAAAACATATCAAGCCCGGTAAAGAAGGCTTTACTAAATCTGCGTACTCGGCTTACCGAGAAAGGTCGTTGGGTTTGGGGGCGATGGGATTCCATTCGTACTTACAGGCACACAATATTCCTTTCGAAGGTATATTCGCTACGGGATTTAATTACAAAGCGTTTAAGCACATTAAGAAACATTCAACTAGAGCAACTGAACGACTTGCTGATGAACGTGGTGAGTCACCTGATATCAGTGGTAGTGGTCGTAGGAATGCTCATCTACTCGCTGTTGCTCCTAACGCTTCTTCTAGTATCATATGTGGTGGGACATCTCCTTCGATTGAGCCATACAGGGCTAATGCTTATACGCACAAAACTTTATCCGGATCATTCCAAGTAAAAAATAAATATCTTGAAGAGGTATTACAAGAAAAAGGATTAAAGAAGGCTGAGTTAAATGATATATGGAAAGACATTGCAGGTAAAGATGGCTCTGTACAACATCTTGATATACTAACAGATGAAGAAAAAGAAGTGTTTAAAACTGCTAATGAAATAGATCAGATATGGATTATAGAACATGCATCTAAACGACAAGAGTTTATTTGTCAAGCACAGTCAGTTAATTTATTCTTTACACTTCCTAAAGCTACAGAGCCACAGGAAGTACATGATGAATACATGCAGTACGTCAATGATGTACACTGGTATGGTATGAACAAACTTAAATCTTTATACTACTTTAGGTCTAATGCTGCTCGTAGTGTAGAAAATGTAAACACCAAAGTTCAGCGTATTAAGTTAGACGATGCTGAATGTATTGCTTGTGAGGGATAGTATGGATTGTTGGCATTGTGGAACAGAATTAATATGGGGTGGAGATCACGATATAGAAGATGAAAACGATGAATACATTATGGAAACTAATTTAAGTTGCCCCAAATGTAACTCTTTTGTAATAGTATATTTACCAAAGGATTAATATGAAACAAGAAGAATTTACAAATGTATTTAGTCAGAAATTTTCTGGCTTTACAAGTAGGATGTGGTTAGATTATTGTGATGAAAATAATAATCCATTCGCAAAAACAAAAGATTATGCAGGATACGTAATTGAAAATTTTAAATATTTAGTTAAGAAATTTAACAAGGAGAACACATGAGTGGTTTTATGAAATCACATTTTGAAGGCTACGCAGAAGATGGTGCATCTCATGTTTATTTTTCAGAAGGAATGTACATTGTAAAATCAATAGATGATTATGGTAAAGCTCACTATGGCATGGTAAGTGAAGAACAGTTAAGGTCTCCAGATTGGAAACCACCGGACTATGAAAAACGTTATCAAGATTTAAAAAAACATTATGATAAAAAACTAGAGCTACACAACAGAAAAAAAGAACTAAATACACTAAAGATAGAGATAGATTCTATCGAAAAATTATTAAAAAAATTTAACAAGGAAAAAACATGAGCTTATTAGATACAAGAGATTATTACAAACCATTCGACAACCCTTGGATGTTTGACTACTATGTCTTACAAAATCAAATGCATTGGATGCCAGAATCAGTGCCACTACATACAGATGTAAAAGATTGGCAAGAGTTATCTGTAAAAGAAAAGAACTTACTTACACAAATCTTTAGACTGTTTACTCAATCAGATGTAGATGTTGGTGCAGGATACGTTGATAGATATATGCGTATCTTTAGAAAGCCTGAAGCTAGAATGATGATGGGTTCGTTTGCTAACATGGAATCTATTCATCAACACGCTTACAGTTTATTACTTGATACAGTTGGTATGCCTGAGATAGAGTACAAAGCTTTTGCAGAGTACGAAGAGATGGCAGATAAACATGATTATGTTCACAATATTAAGACAACTAAGTCTGATAAGAAAAGTATTGCAAAAACTTTAGCAGTCTATTCAGCATTTACTGAGGGTCTACAGCTGTTTAGTAGCTTTGCAATATTGTTAAACTTCCCACGCTTTGGACGTATGAAAGGTATGGGACAGATAGTTACTTACTCTATCCGTGATGAGTCTATGCACGTTGAAGCTATGACTAAACTATTTAGAGAGTTTATCCAAGAGAACATAGAGATATGGACTGATGATTTCAAAAAAGAAATATATCAAATCTGTAGACAAATGGTGGAACTAGAAGATAAGTTCTTAGACTTAGTGTTTGATATGGGAGACCTCGAAGGTCTTACCAAGAAAGATATGTATGCTTACAATAGATACATAGCTGACAGAAGATTATTACAATTGGGATTAAAAACAAACTATGACCAGAGAGAAAATCCTTTGGAATGGTTAGATGAAGTAATGGGTGTTGAACATCAAAACTTCTTTGAAGGTCGTGCTACTTCTTATATGAAAGCAGGACTACGTGGTAGACAAGATAAAGTAACCTTTGCAAACTTGGAGAAAGAGAATGGTTAATAAGAATGAAGCAAACTTGGTAAGTTTTAAAGTGCTTCTTACACGCAACAATGATATAGTTACAGAGTTTAGTATGCTACCAGAGGATATGGTTAATGAAATATTCCCTCCAGATGAGAGAGATATTATTAAAACTATCCTCCGGAATGGTAAGCATAAGATGGGAGACTTACATAACTTCTTTCAAAGAGAGTTAAATGTTTTAAAGTAATTATCCTGCTAAAGGATTCTTATTCTCTTCTTTAAATATTTTTATATCAGTCTTAACACTTTCGATATCAGCTTTCATACCTGATATATCGGACTTGATAGACTCAAGATTATTAATCTTAAGCAAGATAGTCTCATCAATAGTTTTATTAATATATTCTACTGATGTTTCTAATGCTTCAATCCTGTTGATAACCTCATCAACTCCTTGCTCAGTTTCTTTAGCTTGTTGAGCTTTTGATTCTAAGTTCTCTATTCTATTCACGTAGGTTGCACCTGTGTATCCAAACCCTGCAAGAGTTCCAATGATACCCATCAATGCAATAAACTGTGTTGTTTTATTTTGTAACCAATCCATATTATTCTCCGTTCTGTTTATCCTGCCAATCACTTATGGCTTTTTTTATACTATCTTCTGCTAACACACTACAATGTAATTTTATAGGTGGTAACTCCAAAGCTTCAGCTATGTCTTTATCTTTTATTTCACAAGCTTCTTCAATTGTTTTGCCCTTTAACATATCAACAAACATTGTGCTTGATGCTATTGCTGACCCACAGCCATAAGTTTTAAACTTAACATCATCAATAATATGTCTGTTGCCTTGCAACTTACATTTAATTTGTAACTTCATTACATCCCCACATGCAGGTGCACCAACCATACCAGTGCCTACATCTAAATCTTTAGGATCAAATCTACCCACTGAATATTTTTCTGGGTTATTTAAAACTCCTTCAAATCTATCTACAACTTTATTTGAGTATGCCATTAAAATGCCTTTGAATTTACATAAAAAACTAATAACATTAAACCAAACACTACAACTTGTACCACAGACATAATAGCTACAATATTCATTTGTCTATCTGCCCACCAGTTTAGTTCAGTTTCTTGCCACTTTAAAAACTCTTCAGGCGATGCTTCATTTGGTTTGTTTAATAATAAACTTTGTTGTTGTGGTATTTTCATTTTATAATGGTGGCTGCATTTTTCTCATTTCAACTAAGGTATCTAAACTTTGTCCTGCCATTTGATAAAAACCTTCGATGTTATCTGACAACATATTGTTAGCATATATATCTGTAGACTCATACCACATATCTTGATCGGGTAATGTAACTAATCTATAATTATTAAAGTTAGGAACAAACCCCATGTAAGCTATGATAGTATTCTCTGACCCATACTCTCCTGTCTCTTCTTGTTTAGCCTGTACATCTTCTTGTGCATCTTGTAAGTTTTGAGCTATAACATTAGCCACAGTTTGTTCAGCTTCGGTAGCTGATGCATCATTAGATACTGAAACATCTATTTGACTTTGTAAAGTTTGAGTAGGTGTTGTACCCACAGCAACACTTGTTGTCTCAACTGATTCAACTTCAACACTTGTTGAGTTTGTAGAGTCTGTGACATTTGTACTCATGCTTAATACTTGATTGTTTTGTGCAGTAGAAGATGCAAATTGTTCAGATATACTAGGAGAGTTACTAATACTTACACCGCCACCAGAATTAGATGATGATACGCTAGAAGCTCCTGTCGTGCCACCTGTAGCATGTATAGAGTTTCCTGATGTAGTTCCACTAACACTAGCCTTAGCTGTGCTTAGAGTGGACGAGACGACACGTAACGCTGTTTCTTTGCTAATCGAGCTTTCACTTTCTGAAACTTCAGCAACTAGTTCTTCTTCTATCTCTTCCTCTATAACCTCATCTTCTTCTTCAACAAGTTCTTCAATGAGTTCTTCCTCCGGCTCCTCTGCATACGCAAGTTCTTCTTCCACAATTGTCTCTTCCTCAAACCATTCCTCCACTTCTTCAATAAATGTTTCTTGAAATACAAATTCTTCAATCATTAAATCTTCAATGGGTACAAAGACTTCTTCATCTCTTATAAATGGTAGAGGTTCTATAAATTCTTCTAGTGGTTGTAGCTGTTCAAATATTATCATTTCTTCAAACACAAACTCTGGTTCTTCAAACAGCTCGTACTCAGGTTCAAAGATATATTCTTCAAATATTTCTGGCTCTTCAAAAGTGTCATACAAAGTGTCATACTCTTCATAACCAAAGTCAAACATTTCTTCTTCATATCCGTAGTCAAAATATTCTTCTTCTTGATAGTAACCTATATCTTCTTCTTGTCTGTAGCCTTGACAGAAAGGTCCATACTGGGGGTCTAGATCACACTGTAAATCATCATACGCATCCCAATATCCTGCACAGCTTACATCATTCAAAGGATTACTACAGTCAATAGTTTCACTTGTACCATATAATGAACCACCATTTTCTAGTAAAGTATTTGCTGCAGTATTATTCCAATCAGTACTCACACACGAGCTAGTATTAGTTGTACCTGTATTACATTCATCGTGAAACAAGTATTGATAGTAAGTATCTGAATCTTTTTGTTGACCTATTAATACATCGTGTTGTATAATATCTAATGCACCATATCTAAAATCAAATGTAGAGTTTGTCCAAAGTATAACTTCAAAACTGTTATCAGTATTACTACGATTGTACTCTCGCATATTATACCAACCAAAAACTGTTTTATCACTAAAGTTTTTAGCTAACATCTTAGACTGATTATCTCTAATTAGGTCAGTCCAAAATGGAAACAGTGTATAGTTGTATTGTGGAAGTGGGTCAGGTGTATAATCACCACAGTAATTATTATAGTTTACGTTACCTGTACCTAACCCAAAATGCAGACAGCCATTCGTAGCCATACGAGCAGATGTAAATTGTTGGTCGTAAAAGTTAAACGTAAAATCTAAATTAAAAGCAGACGAAAGCTGATCGTCTCCTGAGTTTAGACTGGTGGTGTTTGATTCGTTTGTAAGGTCTATTAAAGGTTGATTACCTTCAGGTATGTATTCACTAAATACATTAAGACTTAATAGACACGCTACTGCGTAGCATAAAATTCTTTTTTGCATTGCCTTTTAGTTTTAGTTTTTCTTGTATATATAACTTTAACCGCCCCAACAACATCTTTGTTAATCTTATCTCTGTTAGGGTTTCTATCGTGTGTGCATTGCTGTATAAAAAGTTTCTCTTGCTCTTTAGCATCGGGTCTTTTAGATTTGTTTTCTGCCCAAGCAACTGTAGCTTCTTTACCTATCTTACCTTGGTAAGGGCAAGGAGTACCAGCCATTTCCATAGCTTTAAATACTCTTGGGTCTTGACAAAGTATAGATACTGAAGCGACTTTCATACCGGTATCATAGAGATACTTGGAAAGTTTTAAGCGTTCACAGTTCTCGTCAGTCACAGTTGCTCCTGTAGAGAACCCAAATACTTGCCCTACCGTACATAAGTCTTGTGAATAAGACATTATAGATGGGGCAATAGCAGAAGCAGGAGGTGCCTTGCTTTTGACATTCTGATTAATTGTTTGGGTAGAGTTAGACTCATTAATATTTCTGTTCGTATTATCAGATGTAGTGTTATTATTATTGTTGTTAGTATTTTCAGTAGTAACATTAGAGTCTGATGTAGATTGATTAATGTTTGTGTTAGTATTTGTATTAGTATTATTACTTGTAGAATTACTTGTATTGTTTACATTTTGATTTACTGTAGAATTTACAGTAGAGTTTGATGTAGACGTAGAAGTATTTATATTTGTATTAGTATTATTATTGTTATTAGTATTCGTAGAGGTAGAGGTATTAATGTTATTATTGGTTGATGTATTAACATTAGTATTATTATTGGTAGAAGTATTAGTGTTTGTATTTACATTAGTATTACTATTAGTATTAGTATTAGTGTTAGTATTATTATTAGTATTATTATTAGTATTAGTATTCGTAGTTACTGTAGTATTAATAGTAGTCAAACCATTGTCTTCACAATACTGTGTACCTGAAGTACAGTCTCCTGTTTGGTCGGCACTTACACTAAATGAAAGTAAAAACAAACCTATTAAAATTAACGGTCCAAAAAATCCTCTATTTATATCCCCTCTTGACACTTTATTTATCTCCTCCCGGTTTTTTAGATGTGCTAGTATAAAGACCAAACCATGCAGCTCCTGCACCTACAACAACAGATATTAAACCTGATTGTTCCATTGTAGGATTGTCTAGTCCCATAAACCAAAATGTGGTATAATATAATAAATACATGTAAACACTTAAAAAAGCTCGAGGTATAATCCTCCAGCTATCTACAGCTTGTGCTACAAATATTAATTTTTGATAAGGGTTATCATTCTTAGTATCTTCTAACTCTCTTATCCTATCTTTTAATTCTGACTTTTCTTGTAGCAAAGCCATGAATTTATTAAGGTCAATTTCTACCTCATTTCTATCCATGTCGCCACTAAAGCCACCCATCATATTATTGTTTTGCATAATGCCCTCTATTATTTTTTAACTAAACTACCACCAAAGTACATGCCTATAATAGCTGATACTAAGTTAGTATCTAGTTGCGTAATTACCAAGCCTTTAAATGTTATCCATTCAAAAACTTCTCTCCCTTCTGTTAAAAATAAAAATCCCGGATTAAATACAGTATAACCTACTGTTACATCTACATCTGGATAGTATACTGCTACTAGTTTAGGCAGTATAACAATTGCAAAGATAGATGATAAGGCAATGATACGTCTTGTCCATTGAAACCCTACATTATCCACGTTTCTTGCAGATTCAATTGCTTCTAATTGAAATTTACCACGAGTAATTAAAAGCTCTTGTTCTTTTTGTTTAGCTTTTAATCTTTGTGACCACAGACTTAGCATACTACTAATTAAAGTAGACCCAAGCATGGTTATAATTTCAAATGGAAACATATTATTTATCCAGTGTTAAAGTTGATTCAAGTAATTCGTTTACAGAGTTTATTAGGTACTCCGGTATTTCTGCACCTAATATATCGTCCGCATTATATGCTATCATATAAGATTCTAACAGGTCTTCGTATAAAGGTCTGAACTCTTCTCTAGTTACCCAAGCTTCGTTACATTTTGTACGAGCTTTACAGTCTATTCGATACGCAACATCGAGTTGTTTTTCTGTATAGAGTAACATTATTGATCAAGGACAACCTGCTGTAGCTCAACGCTACGTCTACCTACTTGAGTAAACCACCGACTGTTTTGCATTTCGGCAGCCATTCTATCCCAGTTATGTTCTCTACAAGCCTGTAGCATATTTCTAAACTTTAAAAGTCTTGAACCACCTAAATTAAAACACATGTTTACTAACACGTGCTGTATTTTTTCAGGAAGTTTATAAAAATCTTCTTGATTACCAAACACATGTATAGCTTCTTTATAATGTTTATTAAAATCATCTTCGTAATACATGTCAACTACTTCTTGTGATACAGGTGTACCAACTTCCCAAGAATATTCGGGGTCATTAGGCTGACATAAATGACCAACTCCTAGAGTTTTATAGCCTAAACTGTCCATATAAATTTCTAGGACTTCGCCCTCGTGTCGTTTAATATCTGCTTTACATTGTTCAATGTTCATCGTTCTTCCTCGTCTTCTAATATAACACCTGCTTGTTCATCATATGGAACACCAGTCATTCTATCTTTTCTTTCATCAGGTTCGTCAATAACATTAGGTACGTTTAAAACTATACCTCCTTTTGCATAACTACCTAGACCTGCTGTTGATGTTGTTTCTGGTGAAGAACCTCTAGCTGCTCTTCTTAATTCTTTTTTAGTTCCTTCTCCTAATACTAAATCTAATGCTGAGTATCCGGGAATATTTGTAACTAAAATTTCAGGTATATTTTTTCTATATAAAATACCATCAATTGCATCTTGAGGTAAAGGACCAGCAAAAGCTTTTAGTGTTGCTGTATAAGCTCCTACATTTCTATCATATTCGTTAGCCCATCGAGACTGATAATCAAACGGACCAAACCCACCCCATCTTCTAATTGATTCAGCTATTAATTTGCCATCATCTTTTTTTAAACCAGTTTCATAGTCTGTTAAGTTTTCTCCATTACTTCTAATTGTATTACCAATATGTGCTACAGCACTCATTAATATAACTGTAGGAAGTACTTTAGGTATACTTTGCATTGGACTATTAACAGCTTCGTTTGAAAATCTTTTTAATATTGTGTTGTTAAAAACTGTTGGATATCCAGCAAACTGAACTAATAACTGAGCAGCAGGAAGAGAGAACCATAAAGGTCTGTTAGCTTCTGCAGTGCTTGGGTTTAAAATAATTTCTTTTGTAAATCTATTAGCTCCTGATGTGTAAGCTCCTTCATAAAAATCTTGAGCTTTAGCTAATGCATCATCAAACTTACCATCTTTTAATGATGCTCGATACCAAGCAACAGCTTCGTTTGCGTCAATTCCTAAATCATTAAGTTGTTGAGTTAAATATTTTTTGTTACTTTTACTTAAATTACCTTCAGCTAATCTTTTAGCATTGGTTTTAATTAATCTTTTTCCAGTTGTAAAAGATGCTAATTGTACAGCTTTAGTCCACTGAGTTAATAAGTTAACTTTAAAAAAAGCAGCTTGTCCTCTTTTAGCCCACTTACCATACATTCCCTCACCAGCTAACCCTTCAATTCTTTCTTGAACTGCTTGTTCTAAAGCCAACCCAGTTTTGTATAGTTCTCCCCATACATCATCATCAACAGTAGCAAAAATAGATTCTCCTTCTTTTTGAATACCAATGTCTTTAATGCCTTTTGTTTTTTTGCCAAGTATTCCTCGTTGAATTCCTTTAATACTTCTATCAAGAACACTATTACCTTCTTTAACAATTGAACTTGCAATGTCTTTTATAACTGCAGGTGAATCTTTTAAACCTGCACGACTTAAAAGTAAAAGAGGTTCAGTAACACTTGATAAAGTAGCAAAAGGTAAGTGAGCCATTTGCTGAGATAGTTTACCCCAATCAGCCATACTTCTAGCCCAACCTTCTCTCTTTAATAAAGAACCGGCATCTGTTTCAATGCCTGTTACTCTAGCGTGGGTTGTTCTTGCTTGTTTTATAATTTTATCAGCATCTGTTGCTGACATACCTGCAGCTTTTAATTCTTTAAACATTGGTTGAATTGTATTATCTTCAAATTCTTTTAAAGTTTTACCAAAATATTTTGCCCGGGCAATTGCTTGACCAGTGTTTGTAAAATAAGTTTCTAATATTTGTTGAAGATCGTCTTCTAAAAATTCAGCCATATCTTCATCTTTAATATTTCTAAATCTTCTTTCTTGTAAAAAACCTGTAGCATTTGCACGTTGACCTTTTTGACGTAATTCAAACGGTGTCCATCTATACTCTAACATGTCTTTAACAATCATATCAGCTTTTAATTCTTTAGCTTTTAATAATTGTTCAGGTGTAGCATCTTCAATTCTATAAATTACTTGTTGAGTTTTACCTACTTTTGTACCTTTTACTCCAGCTTCTTTTAAAAAGTTTGTTCTAAAAATATCATCATCTACACCTTTAGCATCTCTTAATACACCTTTACGAACTTCATCAGTTAACTCATCAACAAACTGTACTGTTGGTAGTTCGTTTATAGGATCAGCGTGTCCGGAATCAATTAATAATTTTTTAAATTTATCTTGTTTTTTTTCTAAAACTTCATATTTAAAAAGTCTTGGGAAATAACCTTTAGTAAATTTAACAAAAGGTCCAAATAAACCTACTTGAGCTGCATCTTTAAAAGCTGTATCTAGAGTTTCACGAACTCCTTTATAAGCTTGTATAACTGCTGGTTCAACTTGCCCTTTTAATTTATCTACATTATTTATATCTAATGTATTGTCTCTTAATAATTTTAAAAGAGAAGCTTCTTGTTTTTTATCTAATCTAGCTCTCCATCCTGTACGATATAAAACATTTAAACTTTTAGCTAAAGCATATTGATATTTTCCTATCATTTCTCCCATAAACAAACCAAAAGATTTTTCTTTAACTCCTTTTTCTCCTCTGCTTGTTAAAGTTGTATCATAGTCATATCTTAATTTTTTTAAAAATTCTTTAAGTGTTGGAGATTTTTCAACATAAGAATTAAACCATGTAGTAGGCTTACCAAATGTATTTGCAATAATTTTATTTAAAGTTGGACCACTAGAAGATAAAGCTAAATCAATTCTAGAATCTTCAACAACTTCTTTTCTAGTTTGTGATGAAGCTACATTATCAATTAAGTTTTCATTAGTATGTTTAAACTCTTTAGTTAAATATCTATTACCATATAAACCGAGCCCACCACCAATAACACCACCAGCTATACCACCAAATAATCCACCAGCTACTGTCATCCCAGCAAGAGAACCTAAATCATATTCATCTCTAATACCAAGATCAACATCAATATCCTGCACAAAAAACTCATGTGGTCCAGCCCAAGCCATGCCTTCAGCAGCACCAAAAAGTGCAGTTTGTTTAGCAGCTCTTACAGCTTTAGCTTGTTTTAAAGCTGCTCGTTTTGACAATTGTGAAGCTGTAAGTTTTTTAACACCTGCTTGTGCTGCAGCTCCTAAAGCTCCACGTGTAGCTAAACTAGCACCACCTGTAGGTATAGCAAATAATCCTGCAAGAATATTTAAAGGGTCGGTTAAAATATCTACAGATAAATCTTTAACTAAATTAAATCGTTCTTTAAAACCTTTTAAGTTAGAATTATTAAATTTATTACGAAGGTAAATATAATCTTGTTTTTCTTGTTCAGTCCAATCACCAACTTCAGTAGACCTAACAAATGCAGAACTTAAACTAAAATTTTCATCACGCAAGTATTCAAAAATATTTTCATTTCTACCTATACCCTGTAAAAATCTTTCTGCTCTCATAGCAAACTCAGGGTCTTTTTCTAAATCAGTTAAACTATAGTTATAACCAAGATTAGATGGAGTATCATACTCAGTAACTGAAGCTAAGTTTGGTTCAGGAGCTACTGTATATGTTTCTTCAGGAGTTAATCCATAAGATTCAGAAACAATATCAGCAAACAAAGGATTGTCATTTGTAGGTTCTTTAGGTTCATCTATAAACCTTGTAAGATCAACTGCCATGTACTATCTACCTAAAAGACTTTTTAATGTTTGTTTGAAACCACCACTAACAAAACCATTATTTACTAAAAAGTTTTGTCTGGCTTCTTCTCTATCTTCTATATAAGTTGGAGATTTTGGGTCATATCGTACATAATTATCAACATAGTAATCTGCCATTGCTTCAGGTTCTGTAGGAATAGAATCTACAGCTACCATAAAGTAAGCTCTAGCTACAGCAGCAGAAACTACAGGTTGTTCTAAATCTTTTTTAGTAACATCCATTAAGTCTATATTTAAATTATCTTTTAAAAGTTCGTTGTATTTTTTCATATCTCTACCAATACCATCAGTAGATAATCTTCTTTTAATTTCAGCTAGACTTTGAGATGGAATAATTTGCATAGGACCATAAGCATCTCTTGTTGTACTAAATGTATTTTTATTTAGCCCATAATTAGATTCTGCTTTAGCTACGTAGTTTAAAAAGTTTTTAGTTGTTTGTTTATAATTATCGCTTACACCTTGAATGTCAACAACAGCTTCAATACATCTTCACCAACAGCCTTAGGTTTTGTAATATCTAAATTAATTTCTTGTGTTTCTGTCACTTCTTCTTTTTGTACAGTTTGCATAGAACTTAATTCTTTTTTGTTTTTGTTATACTCTTCTTCTAATCTTCTAAATTGAGATGGAGTTGAATTAAATTTTAAGTTAGTTCTATTAGTTTCAAATTCAGTTACTTTAGCTTGTAACTCATTCATACCTTTATCTCTTAATTCAGGCGATGCTAAAATAGTTCTTCGTTGATTTTCAAGTTCTGTAAGTCTAGTTTTTGCTTCTTCAATTTGTCTTGGTGAAGCTTCAATAACTGTACCCATAATTTTATTACCACCTTGATTAATAAATCTAGTAGTTTGTCGTATTTGATTTTCAATTTGACTTATTTGAATAGCTTGATCACCACCTAAAGATGTTCTAGCTTCTTCTTCTTTAACTTGTAAGTACTCTATAATTGGTAAATTAAGAGGATTTGGTGTTGTATTATTAAGTTCTTCTAAAGCTTGTAATTTATCGTTTTCTGTACCTCTATTAGAATTTAATATTTGTAATGCCATAGAATACCAAGCATTGTCTTTTCCTCGTGCACTTAATTTAACATAATCTTGAGTAGCTTCTCCAGTTTTTAAATTAAACATAGGATTTAAAACTGGATCAATTTTATCTGAAGATTGTTTATCGCTGTACCCCATATTAGTTTTAATAGATTGTCGATCTACAATTTCCATTCCTAAACTAGCTAATGGGTCTTGAGCTCCATAAAATTTATAATCACTAAAAAATCCCGGATCGTATACTCCAGCTTGTAATACAGCTAAAGCTGCAAATTTGTTTCTAAACTCATCGTTTTCTAACTGTTTTATAAAATTAGTTGTTTGAGATGTATCAAACCCAGCACCTGCAGGACCTGCTTTTTTTATTATTTCTAAAGCAAATAGCTTATCATTTTTTAATCGAAGTGATAAAGCAAGAGCTCGTTTTTGAAAGTTTACTTTAACCGAAGGATTTTTTATATCTTTTTGTAAATCTTCAAACACACCATCATCAATATAAGATTGAAGACCATATCTTTCAAATACAATATCATTGTCTACGTCTCTAGCTAAACTTAATAAAACTACATCAGTCATATTATTTCTTTGTGGTTCATATTGTTTACTATTAACCATATTTAAATATCTTTCAGGAGATTGTCTTGCTGATTGTAATCCTTTATCAACAGCTTCCAATACTATACCTCTAACATTTAAACTACCTAAAACTTCTCGTAGTTCTGGAGTTTGTAAATTTTCAGGTTTTAATTTTTTAAAAAGATTTAAGTTGCCTTTAGCTTCTTGATCATTTCCTAGACTTTTAATAAATCCACCAAACGCTTCGAGCATACCTTGATTTGAAAGTTCTGATTCTTTTTGAGAATATTTTTGTCTAAGATATTGACTATACCTACCTTTATCTAGTTTAAAAGATTCTTTTAAAACATCGTCTCTTGATAATTTATCATCATTAAAAAATTTTTCTAGTCCATTTAAATATTTAACATGATTGTCATTTGTAATCATTTGTTCAAATAAAGATTGAGCTGCAACTTCTTGAACAATATTATATGCTCTAGGGTTGTCTTTTTGCATTGTAGGTTGAGATGAAAACTTTAGTTGTTGGTCAATTAACGGACTAATTTTATCAGTAAAACCTTGTTTATTATCTAAATTACTAAAAAATCTTTTTGTATTTTCTTCAGTCGTGTAAACTTTACCAGTTACAGGATTAATTTCTTTGGTAAATTCTTCTAAAGACTTATAACCAACAGGTGCATAATTATAAATTGTAGATAAATTTTGTATTTGTTTAGCATCACTTTCTGAACTAAGTAAATCTAATGTTTGTTGATTTGTTAATTCTTTTTGTCTACGTTTAAATGCATTTTTCATTAAACCTTGACCAGCTAAAAGCACAGCTAAAGCTTGTTGAACTCGCATATCTTTTTTATCACGCTTTCTTTGTTGTGCTGCAAGTTCACCTTTACGCTGAAGTAACGAACCTCCAAGCTCAGAAACTGACATGTTTTTATAATTATCTACAATATCACTATAGTTGGACATCTTTTAAACTCCTGTTTTACCTAACAAACTTTCGTTAGCTTGTGGTTGTTTTCTTTGTAAAATACTTTCTTTAATTTTACTTGTATCTAAATTATCTAATTGAGCTTTTAACTCTGGACTAGTCATAGGTATGTTTTTAGGTTGAACTGGTAGCTCTCGAAGATTTTTAGGATTAGGTGTTACTTCATTACTTGTTTGTAAGTTTCTTGCAACCTGTACATTTTTTTGTGCGATTGCTTTATCTTCTTCATCATCATCTAATGACTCATCAAGGTCTTCATCTTCTGAAAGGATTGGGTCAATACCTATTTTTTCTGCAACGGATAAAAGCATATACATAGTTGGTTCCATTAATGTAATAGCTAAATCAGGATTAATTTTACCTTTTTGAAAAGCTGTTTTAATTAATAACTCTGCAATGTTTGCTACTGGAACTTCATCAGACATCATACCTGCAAGAGTTTCCATGTTTTCAGGTTTAATAATTTCTAAAAACATTTTATCAATTGCTTCTCGTTGAGTTGTAATTTCAGGCGGTTGTTCCCAAGGATACGGAGTATCAGGAGAGTTTGTTAAAGACTGTCCGGGAACAGGAGCTTCAAACAAATAAGGTGTTGTTTCAGGGATTATATTTGCATTAGCCATATGTTCCTCCAGTAGCATAATCAGCAAAGGTTAAACCATATCCCGGTGCACCTATTGCAGTATTTATAGGATCAGTGCCGGGATTACCAAAAATTCCAGCATAAGCATTAGCTGCACTATTCATATTTGATGATGCATTCATTGGTATAAATGTAGCATCTGTTCCACCTAAAGTATATGGTTCGTTTGGTTGATTTAATTGGTTTGCCATTCCAATGTTTGGATTATAAAAAGCACCTTCTACATTATCAGGATTAAAATATTTATAGGCTGTAAAAACACCTGATGCATCTTTTGCAAGTGATGCTGCTTCTCCTACAGTTACTCCAGTTCCTAAAACTTCTGCATCACCTACTTTTGTTTTTAAATTTTGACTACCATCAACAATTTTTCTAAATATACCATCTTCTTTAATTTCTGGTGTATCAATAGTTTTAATTGTTGGAGCTTCTTTAGGGTCAATTCCTAAATCTTTAGCACGTGCTTTAGCATCAGCAGTAATTTTTCTTTGTCTTATTTGTTCTTTACGTAATTGTTCCGTTTTACCTGCTGGTAATTCTGCTCCTGAATCAATTCTTTTTTCTAAATCTGCAAAACTTTCTTTTGCTTGATCAGTTACTTCAGTAGGACTTAAAGTATCAGGAGTAGCACTAAACCGATTAGCTGTATCACTTACAAAATTTTTAAACGAAGTAGCTAATCCTTCAGAACCGGGACTCATAAAAGGTTTAGTTACCATATCAATCCCAGCAGTTAGTGCTTTACTTACTGTATTATAAACAGCACCTATAGTATTATCATAAGCGAAAGATGCTGCACTTTTTATAGAACTTCCAATGCTTGATAAAGTACTAGCAAACTTTGAAGGTAACATATTCATAACTTTAGAACCAAACTGTCCCATCCAAGACGTAAGCACATTACCCATACCGGGCAATATAAAAAACAAAGCTAAATGACCTAGAGGTCCTAATTTACCAAAAGCTTTTGTAAGTTTTTTAAAACCTTTTTTAATTCCTCTACCTATCTTACGCATTCGTTTAGCTATAGAGCTTCCAAGCTTTTTAAAACGTTTCTTTATACTTTTAAATAATCCCATATTTTCCTCTTAATCGTTATCTAACCAACCGTCTACTAAGCTTGTAATAGCTTGTAAATTACCTGCCCAACTATCTTTTCTATTTACACCTTCTTCATTACCTAGAGCAGCTACAAGTAAAGATGTTTTTCTTTGCTCATCATTATCCCATCTTTTAAATGCAAAGTCTGCTTCGTCTCTAAGTTCTTGCCATAAAAAGTTTTGAGCTGCTACTGTAAGACCATATGCATTCTGAGCATTCTGTTGATTAACTGCATTAATTGCTGCAGTCTCTGCTGTGTTTGCTTGTCTTCTCCATTGCACATTTGATTGTGCTATAGCTGTAGCATTTTGAACATTAAATTGTTCTCTATTATATTCTAACTGAGTATTAAACTGCTCAACTTGAGTAGCTAATTGAGCATCTAATTTATTAGCTTCAAACTCATTAGCAACTCTACGAGCTTCAGCAGCGTTTAATTGATTGCTATTAAACTGAGCCATTGCATTATTTTGTTGAGCATTAAATTGCTCAACTGATGCATTTAAACTTGCCATAAATTGATTGGTTTGATTTTGACTTGTAGCATTAAATTGTTGTGCAGCATTTTCAGCAGCTTGATTACTTAACATTCTTTGTTGCTCATTTTGTGCTTTAATCATACTAGCTTGTTGTTCATTACTTAAATTAGCCATATCCATAGCTAAAAAAGCTTGAGCATTTTGTATACCAAACTTAGTATTTTGATCAGCTTCTGCTAAGTTTCTTTGTGACATTAATATAGCATTTTGAACAGCAGCTTGTTGATCATTACTAGCATTAGTTAAACTAACTGTTTGTAAAAACTTACTATTATTAACAGCTCTTTGTTGATCAGCACTAAACTGAGCCATGTCCATACTAAAAACATTTTGAGCATTAAACAAAGCTGTTTGTTGGTTTAGCTCTGCATCTTTTAATGCAGCAGTAGCTTCAATAGATTTTTGTTGTGATACACTAGTTTGTATAGCTTGAGCATTTGCTTGAGCTATCGGTAAGGCTGATGTTATAATAGTATTAATTAAGGCATCTCTTCCTACAGTAGAAACTTCCATGCCACGTTTAGCTAACATTTGTTCAACAGATGCTACAGCAGGTCTAGCCCAAGCAGGTATATTACCTTCTTCAATACCAACTAGTAAACTATCTATTTGATTTGATACTAAAGCTTCTTCAGGTAATCCTTCAACAATTCCTCTTTCTTCTTCAGTAAAATCTGTTAATTTAACTTCAAGAGATTCAGGATCGTTTCCTAATTCAGCAATATCTTCTTCACTTAAACCAGCATTACGTAATTGTTTTTTAGCTCGTGTAACTTTAGCAAGAGTTGTACCAGCTACTTTTGCAGCTTGAGCTTTTGCTTCAGGACTTATAGTTCCAACAACTCTTTGTTGTAAAGCACCTTCTACAACTTGAACATCAACTCCTTCAATAGGAGCAGTTATATCTACTCCAGCAACTTTAGCTAAAGCTTCGTCAACTTCAGGTGAAACTGTACCACTTGCAGCATCAACTACAGCAGTTTCAGAAACTTTTGCTATATCTTGTGCAGCTATATTTGCAGCTTCAAATGATTTAGGTTCATTTGCTGTAGCAACATCTTCAATGGTCGATACTTGTTCAGGCGAAACAGCAGCTACTTTTGCAGCTTCTGCATCTTTAATATCTTTTATTTGAAGAGCAGCAGCTTGTTCAGGAGTAATTTCTGTACCTTCTCGACTAATAGGTGTTGGTGCATCAATCTGTGGAATATCTTCAGGTTTAACACCAGCAGCTAACTGTTCAGCTCTAGCACCAGTTCTTAAACCTCTATATTCTCTACCAATTTGAAAAGCTGATTTACCTGCTGGGTCTTCCATCCCAATAGGAGTAGTTCTTTTCATAGCTCCTGTAGCATCAGGCTTTTGTTCGTCTGAATATTCACCCGGCTGTACATTTCCAAAACCCGGATCAAATGGTGTTTGTTCAGGTGGAGCTGGTTGTACTTGAGTAACCTCACCAGTAGATTGCTCTTGAGGTTGATTATTTTGAGTAGTTGTTTGAGTTGTTGTAGTAGTTTCTGGTGTAGTTTGAGTAGTAGCAACAGGAGTTTCAGAAGCAGGAGGGTTATCTTTTACTTGTTGATTTAGTCTATCTTGTCGTCTTACTTCGTCAAACTCTTCTCTTCCACGACCACCTCTTTGTAAAGAAACTCTACCACCTTTAGTATAATCTTCTCTAGAACCTTTACTGTATCTTTTTCTATCTTTTCTTTTATTTGCCATTTTAAATCCTATATACCTATTTTACTTAACTTCAAACAATTTGTCAAGCTTTTCACTGATTTTATCTATTCTTTCCATGAGTCTAGACATATCATCTCTTAACTCAGCTTTAGTTACGTATTCTCTTGCAATCTCTTCACGAGTTTTGTTTAGCAAGATGTCTTGTCTTTTAATTTCTGCAGAGTTTTGTCTAATGCCATAAACTATTGGAGCTAGGACAAGAGTTACAAAAACATTCCATATAATGTATGCTGAGATTTCCATCTTAGCCTACAGATGGTAATTCGCCAATTGGTCTAACTGCTGGGTCTGCATTGTTATATACATATAAAGCTGCTAAAGCATCTACGTCTGCAGCGTTATCTATTTGTGTACACATAGCATTAGCCTTAGTTCTTACTGCAGCTCTTTGAGTTGTAATAGAACTAGGAACTGCTGTACCACCTTCTGAAGCTCGAACAACCATCCAGTCTGTAGGTGATAGTCTACCGGCTGCTCCTGAGTTGATAACTTCTTTGTGTAAAGTTTTCAAACCTTTAACTAAAGTATCGCCTGAACCTGAATCATTTAAAGGTTTAGCTGTAGCCGTACCATAGGTTGCAGTAACTGTACCACTTGCAAAGTTAAACGATTGGTCAGTGTTATTGTAATATTTAGGGTTTTTATAATTAGTGCCATCTTGCACGACCTCATAAATTCCAATAGCTTCTAACTCAGATGCAGACCACATAGTAAATATATTACTAGGATAGTTTACATTTCCTATAGTTAGTGCTTTAGGTCTTGTATAGACCTGTGTTACGTTATTTGATTCTACTAAAGCCCACATAATTACCTCGCTGTTGTTGGGATTCCTGTTGATGTTACCAATGGATTTTCTGCAAATGCCATATACAAATAAGTATGGTCGCTAAAATTAAGGTTATTATCATCTCTGCATTTAAACCCATTACTTAAAAAATCTATATTCTTTGTTGAACTTGCACCTTGAGGGTCACTTGCTTGAGCAACTAAATAATCATCCATTACATTTGATGTGCTTCTAGCAGTATCCATAATATCCCAACCCATATTTGCTTGGGTAGATTTAAACATTATCCATTTTGGTTTAAATCCTGTATAAACAAAAGCACCATCATCTGCAGAATTTCCTTTATAACTACCAAACTTGCTGTAGCCTTGTTTTTCTGTCCAAGCCCAAAAAATATACTCGTCACCATTTATATTACAATTATCATAAGCACTTGAACCTTGAAATACAGTAAAAATACTTGAAGTACCTCTACTGTTACTAGCTCTTGCACTAACCCTACCTGATGCACTATCAGTTTCACCATTAGTATAGAACCTCATTACATGATTAGCTGAATTTTTTTCATGCCAAACAAGCCACGCTGCAGCAGTATCTTTCCTTTTTACTATTATCCAATTAGGTTTTGCTCCAAGTCCATGTCCTATTGTTTGGTTATCCGAACCGTTACCTGTGTAAGTTCCTATGGTAAAACCAGCAGTAGAATTTGTTTGTATCGTACTTGTAATATCGCCATCTGAATTAGAGCTGGTAGAATTTCCGTTAGCTTTCCATTGCCACGCAACATTTTTTTCACCATTTACATTATTACTACTATTATTTGTTATACCAAATCCATCTGTATTAAATGAACTTATTAAAGAACTAGCAGTACCTATGGCTGATGTTACATTACTCCTAAAATATTTTGTAACACCATAGTTTGATGTTTGCCATATATGTGCAGTATTTGAATCCATACATTTCATCCAAACAAAATCTGGTTGCAAATCACTATTACCATCATTGGTAATATTTGTAGCTGTAGCATTACCAGTCCATCTAGCAACCTGAAAGTGTGCTGATGGGTCGTCTATTGTTGTATAAGACATATTATCCGTACTCCGCTAAATTTTTTGTACACAAGGCATAGTAGCCTGTTGGTGGTGCATACTCGAATGTTCCATATCCGTTTGCATCTGTTGCTGCACTTGAGATTGATATATTTGTAAAACCACCAAAGTTTACTAACCAACCTGCATTACCAGTATAAGAACCATGTGTTGCTTTATAGGCTGATACTGCAAACATATAAAGACCTTCTGCATCTCCACCTGTAGGAATTGATATTCCGTTTGTTCCGTTTACTGGGTCTCCACTACTTTGATAAGTTCCGTCTTTTGACCAATAAACCTTACCATTGTCAGCATCAAGAGCCACACCTATTATATTGCTATTAGTATAATCATTGGCTGATGCTGGTAAGGAATCTCCAACTTCAGCTTTAGGTGTTCCATAACCTATAGCTTTACCAACCATTACATTATCATTGTTTCTACCCCAATTTTCTATATCTCCAAAATCTCCAACGCCTATACCAGCCATTGCAGGGTCATAAATTAATTGTCCTTCCATGTACCACTTACCTGATGTAACTCCTATAGTTGAAATAGCTGTTTGCCAATAGTCATCAAGAGTGCTGGTAGTTCTTGTGCTGCCTTCAGTATAAGTTGGGTTATTACTAGCTGTTGCTGAGTTTCTGTTTAAAACATTAAGTGTTGCAAAATTATTAGTCGGAGTATCTGTAGACTGGTCGGCTGCTGTTATATTGTTTAAACTCCAATTATTTCCATTTCCACTAGCATCAGCACCCAAAGAACCTGAATTACTAAAATCTAAATAAAAACCATTTGTTCCATAAGAGCCTTCGTATTCTTTAGGCATCCATATAGCACTATCTTCATCAAACTCTCCAAAGTCTGTTGGAGCTAATGCTTCACCTTCAACCCAATGTATTTCAGCCATATAACCATTAAATCCTTGAGCAAAACCTGTAGAAGCATTAATAAAAGCTCCAATAGCATGAACAACATTACCATCTGTACCATCGTTCTTTTTGCCCCAAATAGATTTTTCGTTTTGACTAGGTTGAGTATCTGTAGAAAAATCAGTTATTTCTTCACCGTTAACATACAGTCTCATTCTATTTCCAGCAGTAGCGTTGGCTGTGTCCCATACTGCTACAACGTGCATCCAAGCACTATAATCTCGAAAAACTGCTGTTGTTCTAAGTTCAGCAACACCATCAACATCTGAATTATTTCTAAACCCTATTGGTTGTCCTCTAAAACGAATATCAAAATCACTTTGAGCATCTGATGCACCAAACATTCTTTCTTTTGGAGCAGTGGCTGAACTTTCTGTCGGTATATGTTTTACCCACATAGAAGCAGTCCATTTTAACCTGTTCCAATCTGAACCTGAAGTATCTCTAGTTATATACAAATATTCTGAGTTATCAGATTCAAACTTCAAAGAGTTACCAATATTATACCCAGTATCTGTAGATATACTACCTCTATTATGTAACCTTTGTAAAGTTTCCATAGATTATTAAGTTTGTGCCATGTTCTGTACTCTGCCAATTTCTTGCCATACAGAACCATTGTATCTAAATGCAAATATATCTGTTTTATTGGCTGTAGCAGTAACCGTAGGAGCTGTTGAAGCTGCGAACTCAAATACAGTATTCCAAGCAACCGTCCTAGCTGTACCACCTTGAGCTATCTCAATACTAATAATAGCTCCTTCTACTGCATTACTTGGTGCAGATATGGTTGTGTTTTCACTAGTACTATAATATGCATTAGCTGCTGCTGCAGCATCCCAAGCTGTTGCATTAGAACTTGAACTAATAGCTACTTGAGAAATGTTTGCTGAAGTTTGACAAGTTACTACACCTGAAGTGTTTAATGTTCCATCAATGTCTGTGTTGTCTAAGTTTGCAGTTCCGTCTACATCTATGTCTCCAGATATATCTAAACTACCTGCATCAAGCTCACCAGTAATAGTTATATTCCTACCACCAGTAATGTCTTTATTGGAATCTGTAATAATAGCCTTACTTGCAATAACTGTACCGTTTGTAATACCATCTATTAAATTAATATCTGTAGCACTTGCAGTAACACCGTCTAGGATGTTTAACTCTGCAGCAGTAGACGTTACATTTGTACCACCTATATCAAGTGTAGTCATTGATACTTCACCAGCTACTGTCAATACTCCATCAGCAACAGTCATTAAGTCTGTGTCATCGGTATGACCAATAGTAGTACCATTAATAATTACATTGTCAACTGTAAGTGTTGTTAAAGTTCCAAGACTTGTAATATTTGATTGTGCTGCACCTGTTACTGTAGCTGCAGTACCACTTGTATTTCCTGTAACATTACCTGTTAGATTTCCTGTAAATTGTGTTGCTGTTAGTATACCCGAACTTGGATTATAAGTAAGACCTGTATCAGTTTCTAAACCTTGTGTACCTGTAGCACCATCAACAAACACAGGAAAAATTGTTTCATCTGTACTGTTGTTTGCAGACACTGTAACTGTAGTAGCTAAAGCTGCAGTACCTGTAGTATCTTGGTTAAGTGTACCAATTACAAAATCTAACGTATTATCACTATCATCATAGGTTACTGATATGCCAGTTTCTGTGTTAGAACTAACCATAGCACCTACTGTATCAGATATAGTTTCGGCTAGTGTTACACCTCCAATAGTTATTGCATCAGCTTCTAGCGTACCATCAATGTCTGCATCACCTGAAATATCTAAACTAGTAGCATCTACTTCTCCTGCTACAGTTACAACACCACTTGATAAAGTTATTAAATCAGTATCGCCTGTATGTCCAATTTGTGCACCATTAATAAAAACATCATCAACGGTTAAAGATGTAAGAGTACCAAGACTTGTAATATTAGGCTGTGCTGCATCAACAACAAAATCTAACGTACCATCAGCATCTTGATAAGTTACTGTTATGTTTGTTTCTGTGTTAGAACTAACCATAGCTCCAACAATATCTTGTATTTGTTCAGTAGTTGGTATTTCAGAAGTTATTGCTAATGTTCCTGTTGTAACAGGTAAAGTAGCTGTAACGTTTCCTGAGTATGCACTATGGGCTGCAGCTTGTAGTCTAGTATAATGAGCATTAGATGATTCACAATAAAAATCTACATAAGATTGTGTCCCACCATTTTTAATTGCTATAGCACCTTGAGATATTGCTACTCCATTTGTAGAGCCACCAGCAACACCTAATGTTCCTGCAACAGTAGCGTTAGTATCTGCTGTTAAAACACCAGTAACATCTAACGTACCTGCAATATCTATGTTAGTATCAAGCATTGAACTAACAATAGAGTCAGCACCGATTACAAAATCTAATGTATTATCTGAATCATCGTAAGTTACAGATATACCTGTTTCAGTATTAGAGCCAACCATAGCTCCTACAGTATCACTAATTGTTTCTGCTAACGTTACACCTGCTATGGTAATTGCATCAGCTTCTAAAGTTCCGTCTATATCTGCATCACCACTAATGTCTAGGGTAGCAGCATCTAGTTCTCCAGAGATTGTAATGTTTCGTCCACCAGTAATATCTTTGTTAGCATCTGTAATAATAGCTTTACTAGCTATGACAGTTCCGTTAGTTATACCATCTATAAGGTTTATATCTGTTGCACTAGCTGTAACACCATCTAAAATGTTTAGTTCTGCAGCAGTTGCTGTGATAGCTGTACCATTAAAGTTAATAGCATCTGCATAAAGAGTACCGTCAAAGTATCCATCTTTAAACTCTAAAGAGCTAGTACCTAAATCTATATCGTTATCTGTAACAGGTACAATAGCACCATCGGCTATATATAACTGTTGTACAGAACTACTTGATACTTCTACATAAAACTCAATGTAGTTATTTGAGGTATCTATTAATACTTTATTGTTTGGAGAAGTTTCTCCTGCATCACCAATAAGACCAATCACTGGACCTTCGGCTGTTGTACCATCATGTGCGTGACCTGATGTATTGCTGAAAGCATTTAAAATTTGATTGTATTCGTTATTGAATAGTGCAGCAGTTATTGTGTCTCCATCTGAAAACGAACTCTGTCTTATGTACCCTGCCATTTGTTTATCTCCTACCTGAAGGTATAAAATCTATATATAAACCATTTATCTTGTATGGTGGTTTTGTATCCTCTGTAACAACTGTAAAGTTATTACTTGTACCACTTCCTTGTACTGGTATTCTTATCATCGGTGCTGCAGTACCACCAAACACTGTTGAGTTAAAAACTGCATCTCCAAAAATTGAAGGTGGATTAACTGTACCAAAAGAAAAATCACTTGTTGGTTGTGGAATATCTTGACTGTTAAAGTCGTATTTAATTTGTAGTGCTGGAGTTACAACTCCTTCGGCTGAACAAGAAACTCTAACGTAATGTAAAGTTTTTAAAGTTCCTAAGTCTCCGTAGTCATAGTCTGGTGTGGCATATCTAGCAAGTATGTTAGACCCATTAAAGTCGTCACCTGAATCGTGTACAAGCACATAGCCATCAGTATCACCGTGAAAATATTTTTCAACACCATCATCATTAAATCCAGCTCCTATGCTGGTTACTTCTATTCCTTTTGTTTCTGACCACTCAAATCCGTTTGGTCTAAGTGTTCCTATAATTCCTTCTTGTTGTGCATTAATAACACTTGTATTTGTATAAAATAATCTATACTGAGACTTTTCTCTAATAACAACACTTGAAATTATATATTTATCAATGTTTTCTGCCAACTGTGTAATAATAGGTTGGATAGCTTTACTAACTGTACCCAACTCAACGTCTCCAATCCTTGCAGTACCAGCAACTGTTCTTAGTCCATCGGGTGCTAAGAATATAAGGTCACCACCTATCTCTTGGATACTGTAGCCTGATAGACAACCAATGTTCTTTGCCACTGGAATTACTGCTACAGAACTTGCATCATTTATATTTTGTAATTTAAATATACTGTTTCTACAAAATATAAAAAGTTCATTACGGAAACTTTTAATGCCTACTACTTGGTCTGATAAAGTTACAGAACCATTTCCAGTACCATTAAAAGTTGTTGGGTCTAATGTTGTGCTGTAAAATACTGTACTAAGATTATCTTCAACACCTGCAACAATTAAATGTTTATCGTGTATTTCAGAATGTGTTGCAAACTTTGTACTTGTTACAGTTATCTCACCACTAAAGTATGTTCTACTATTAATGTTAGAACCTGTACCTTCCATTCTAAAATAGTAAGGTTTGTTAGCTCCATCACAAATTACTAGTAGTCCATAATCATATGTAGGTCCTTCAAACAATGAAAAGCTAATTTTGCCTTGTCCTGTTCTAGTAAGTGTACTACGACCTGTAAAAGCTGTGTAGTTATCTCCACTAGCATCTACAGAACTTCTACTTATGTTTAACCAACTTGTGCCGTCTTGACTAAAAAATATTCCAGTTCCTGCACAAGCTACAACACCATCTCCATAAGGTATTACCCCATGAATAGTATCAGCACTCCCACTTACTAGTGCAGCACTACCAGCTCCTAATCTACTATAACCATTAATACGTCTATAGCCACCTTCGATAGAGACTTCAAAGTTTCTAAGTTCTGTAGCTACACCGGGAGTTTTAAGTAAATCAATCTGATTTGATGCTGTTACTAAACCACCAGCACATGCAACTGTATAAGGTTGTGATGTTGCCATATTTTAAAAATATCTTCTATCGTCTGTCATTGCACGAGGAGTAGGATTAATCAAATTAGATTTCATACTTCTTAATGCTTTTTTATAATCATCCATAGCAAACGCTGCTTGTTGTGGAGATTCTTTAAACTGCCATACATAATATCTTGTTCTAGCAGTTATGACATTCGTATATTGTTCAGGAAACACAACTGTATCTCCGTGTGCTGATAAAGCTGTAGGTTTTTCAAATGCATAAAAATGTACATTGTACACTTTATCAGGAATTGGACTTAATCCAAACTTTCTACCATCTGGTGATTTAATTACATTTATTGGCTCACCATATGATTGAGCATTTGCATCGTCTTCGTTTTCACTGTCTCTATAATATCTTTTCCAATCAGCTAAGTTTAAAAACTTTAATCCTTTTGAGACATAAGGAGCTGATTCACCACTAACATTAATAGTGGTTAAATAAAAATCATCCCAATCTATTGAAGCGTAATCATCTTTAACACTTGAACTACTTGCTTTTAACTCGTACCATCGAGTACCAGCTACTGTAGCTACGGTTACATTTCCATAAAAGGGGTCAGTTTCACCACTTTGACCTACTGTAAAAAATGGTAACTGTGGTTCTTCATTTGCTATATCGAATATAGACTTGTTAATAGCATCCTTTGTAAACTGCTGAAGTCCTACAGCACTTGAAAAGTTTGCAGATGTAAGAGGTAGCTCATTGAGTTCTCTTAGTACTTCGTTAGTTAAACCTAGATATGTTGTTGCCATTATTTTTTGCCTTTAGCTTTTAGTTTTGCTTTTTTGCTTAAATCTTTAAAGTGAAAAAGTCTTACACTTGTTTTAGTGTGAGTTTTGTTTGTATGTAATTGACCATTAGGCATTTTATGCATACTACCTTTATGCTCAGTTCCATCTCGTTTATAATGTTTTACACCTTTAGCCATGATTAGTTAGGCATACATTTAGGCATACCATCATATTTAGGTTGAGAACCTTCCATAGTCATACCACCTGTACCATACATAGCTCTACCACCTGTTCCTTTTCTTTTTCTCATGCTATAGCTACCATATCTTTTTCGTTCACGTCTAGCTTCAGAATTACCCATATCGCCTTTGTAATCGCCTTGCTTTAAACCACTTTCCATTTTCATTTTCATTTCTTTCATTTTAATTCCTTTTAAAAAGTGGAGGAGTCCGGAAACTCCCCCGGTTAGACTGTTTCGTCAATATCTTAAAACTGTATATTAACCTGCTTGGGTTGTTGTAATACCGTCTTGGACTTTACATTGTCCATCAAGATACCAGTTAGTGCCATCAGACCATACATGAACAAAATCGCCATGTACTGCCTTGTTAGCTACAAACGAGATAGTATCTGCATCTGTAACAGTTGCAACACTTCCTGCTGCATCTTCTGGAGAAGATACGTTACCCACAATGATATTAGCACTGGATGCTGTAACTACGGTATGTGTACCAGTAGGTTCTGTTGCTCCAATATAAAACCAAAACTCTAATCCTGCTGCTGGAGAAGGTAGAGTTTGTATTCTAGCTGTTGCAGTATTCAGAACAAAACGAGTGCCTGATTCATCTGCTTCAATTGTGTTTGCTGCAGTAATTGACTCTGTGTCTGAAGGTTTTTGGACCTTAGTCGCTAACTCACGAACATCATTTGTTCTTGCTGAGTTTCGACCAGTGTCTCTTATGTTTACTATTGCCATATTATTTACCTCTTGTAAAATTTATGCGTTAAAAAAAGAGGAGGAGTCCTAAGACTCCCCCAAGTTGACATTAGTCAATTCCGTAGAAAGCACCTACGATTGCTTCGTCTCTAAGTACTTTCGCACCATAAACATGCAATCCTCTTACAATATCACCGAAAGAACTAGGGTCTCTAAGGACCTCAGTTGATGTTATTGATTGAGCAGTAGCTGTAGATGAAATATGTCCAGCCAAACATTTACCAGCAGCATTAGATGTTGCAGCAATGTTGTTTGATTTGTACATGTTAAATCCACGTAGTTTTCCACTTGATACTAAACCATTTCTGATTGAGCCTTGTCCTGCGTTGTAGTCTACAGACAACAATTTAGAACTAGATTGTCCTAGAACTTCATAGAAATCAGGACTTGCAACAAACCAACGACCTTCTTCAGGTACGTTCTGTTCGTCTAATAGTCTTGACATTCTACCCATAAGGTCTAGAGGGTCATGTTCGTTAGAATCAAAACCTATATCTATATTACCTGTACCGTCAAAAGTTCCAGCAGCTAAATCAGTAGCGTTGTCAGAACCTAAAACATGGTTAGGTGATGAAGCAGACAATCCTGCAAACATAACAGCTAATATAGCAGCATCATATGAATCTTTCAATGCATATGCAGCAGAGCTTGAAGCTACTTCTTTGAAGTTGACGTGTGACATTTTAGTCTCAATATCATCTACGATGAATTTGAAAGCTTTGGCACTATCAACAACCAAAGTAAGTTCTTGGTCTGTTAGTTTTGTAGCAGTAGTATCGCTACCTCTTGTGTAATCTGACACAGAGATAACGGGTTCTTTGATAATCTTTACAGAGTCTCCAAAAGCAGTAATTTCACCAGCATAGTCGGTGTTAGTAATAGCTTCAACAACAGACGATTTTCTAAAAAAGTTTAAAACCTTTTTAGAGTAAACCGAAGGTAAAAAGAAACTATTAGTCTGTCCGCTTACAGAGTTTGCAAAGTTAGCATCAGTATCAGTTGAGGGTTCAAAAAATTGAGCCATTTGATATTCTCCTAAGTTTGTAAGTTAATAATTAATTATTTTGCAATCCTGCCTTCTGACATGGCTGTACTTATTTCAGCTTCGTACTTATCAAATTCAGCCATAGACATTTTTGCAATTTCCCTTTCAGTCCAAACTTTCTCTTGCTTCGGTTCTACACTAGTTGTTTTAGTGGAAACCATGTCAGCAGCAGATTTTTTGGACTGCTTAGAATTTGACTTCTTAGGTACATCCATACCAATATCTTTCTTAAACAAATCTAAAGCTCTTGAAGCTAGATCAGCATCGTCAGCGTTATTGTATACCCAATCTTGGATAGACTTTGGCTGCTCTTTAGCCCAACCATGAAAATCATCGCTGTTGCGAATATCTTCAAAATCAGGATGCTTATCCATCAATCGCTTTTCAGCATCTTTACGAATTAACTCTTTTTCACGTTCTTGTAGTCTTTCAAGTTTCTCTCTTAAGTCTTTAGATTTCTCTTCGGACTGTAAATGAGAAACAGTTTCTACAACTTCGTAAACATCAGGATACTCTTCTCTAAACTTTTCAAGTTCTTCTGGAGACTTAGGAGCTTTATATGCAGGTCTGTTTTCAGCAGCCTGTTCTAATAACTCTTGTTCTCTAGACTTAAATTCATTTAACTTAGAGTCATAATGCTTTTTCAAGTCATCATAGCGTTTCTTGTAGTCTGGTCGCTTATAAGGTTCGTCCTTTGGAGTCTCCTCTTTAGCTTCCTGTTCTACAGGTTCTGCTACTTTAGTTTCCGGTTTTGCTTTGGGCTTTTCGAAAAAAACTCCGTCTGCATCTTGGAAACCTATTTCGTCTTCTGTATGCCAAGGTTTGTTCATGTTGTAAGGATTGGCATTTTCCTCTTGTACTTCTGTAGTCATATTCTTCTCCTACGGGGGCTTCGTTCACAAGGTAGCTCTATGTCGACTAGAGGGCTTGTATGTAAAGGTAGCCTTTCGGTTTATAAAATGATAGGGTGCTTATGACATAAGGTAGCCCTACCGTTAAGTTTGTTTAGCTTCTGACGTGCCTTTGGTCAGGGTCAAGCATCATTTTAGATTTAATACCTTTTGATATTTCATCTTCATCTTCAAGACCTTTAGTACTATCTACTGTTTCTTTAACAATGCGAACCTGTGGTTCTTTTTGTTCTTCAACAGGTAGTTCTACTCTTTCTTCCGGCTCACCACCATTAGCTAAACCTTGCCTTTCATCTGCTTTCATTTCTGCATCTTTCATCATTGCCATTAAATTATCAGCTCCGATTTCTTCTACAGCTTTCGCAGTAAAGACAAACTCTCCATCAGATAACCTTGCAGGTATACTGTCAGAGACTCCTGAACCCGGACCTTCAACAGGACCAGACCCAGCAAATTCTTGTGCAATGTCAATAACTTTATCGAATATTTCGCTAAGTCTGTCATTGCCTTGTAACATTTCCATTAGATAATCTTCTTCTTCGTTATCTAATGCTTCATCTAATATAAAATCTAAGTATTCATCTTCCATTTCATCGTCTGGAAGCATGTCTTCTTCTTGTTCTTCAGGCATTGAATCTTGTTTCATTTCTTTTTTTGGTGCAATCATAATAGCTACACCGCCTTCTTCATAGCCCATACGTTCAACAACTTCAGGTG